ATCACGGCGGCGGAGTCGACACGGGCACCGTCGGGCAGGGGGACATGACGAACGGCGGCGACGGAGGCGACAGCCGGGTCGACGGGTCGACGGGCGACACGGACGACAGCGGTGATCCCGAGACGTTCAACGTCGCCCGAGTGAGGGGTGCCCATGATCCAGAGACGATCGGCGAGCTGCCAGCCGCGGGGCTTAGATGCGGGAGCCATCGGCCAACTTCTTCCACTCATCCTCCAGCCAGACACGAGGCCCGGTCCAGCCGTACACCTCGCCGAGATAGGAGTCGTCGAAGAGGGCGGCACGAATCGCTCGGAACGGCAACACGGATTCCAGCGCTGGGCCGTGGTGCTTCTCGGCGGTCAACCAGTAGGCCAGCTCACGATCCTGGGAGCGGCCCGGGTACTTGCCGGTGAGCGCTTGGCGGTAGGTGCAGAGAAACACTTCGACGTCGTACCAGGAGACGGGGATGTCGGCGGAGCGGAGTCGTTCTCGGACTTCAAAGGCGAGAGCGTCGGTGAGGCGTATGGTCCGCAGCGAGTTGCCGGAGAGCTGATCGGCACGGTCGGGGTAGAGAGCGGCGAGAGCGCGGCGGCCGTAGGTGTTGCCGTCGGCACGGACATCGGAGGCAGCGCAGTCGAGGAGGCCGACGCGGTGCATGGTTTCGAGGACCTTGATGGTGGCGTAGCGGCCGAGCCCCCAGACATCGGTGGAGACGGAGTCGTAGACGGCGGGATAGGACCTGCGGCGCATCACCGGCCACCTGAGCCGAACCCAGCGACGCCACGATGCGTCGCATCGATGCAGCTTCTCGGGGGACTTGACAGCGCGGCGCTCCTTCCGCATTGGGAGCGTTGTGGAGGGTCCCCAGGCATCCTGCCACCAGGCGAGGTCGGGATCGCACGGGATGCAGCCGCGGCGTTCACGGCCAAGCCATTGGACAGCAGCGGCGGCGACGGTGTAGCAATTGACGAACTCACCGGCCATCATCGCCGCGCTGTACTCGTCGGCAGCCCGAGCTCGAATGGCGTTGGCGACGATCTCGATCTGCGGGTCGGGGCCACCAGCGGCGATCTCCTCCCGGGCGTAGCGGAGGAGGAGCTGCCAGTGGAAGTCGGCAGACACACTCAGGCTCCGTCAGCGGCGGCCAGGAGGGCACGAGCGGCGCGTAGGAGCCGGAAGTCGGCGTGCGGCTCGAAGTCGTCGACAGCGGCACGCAGTTCATCGAGGCGGTCGGAAAGAGGAGTAGGCGCTCCGGCTCCACGGAGGTTGAGCACGTCGGGGTCGTAGAGGAACGGCGAGGGGGTGACAATCTCGATTGGTTCATCCATCGGGACCTCCGGTTTGGGTTTGGGCCATTGCTCGGGCGCGGACCGTGGCACGACTGGCGGCACGGGCAATCTCGTCTTGTTCTGTGGCGGCGCAGGGGATGCAACCGCGGAGACCGTAGAACACGGCGGTCACCCGCCAGCCACGACGGGACACGGTCATCGGGGTGACGCCGTGGGTGACGTCGCCGCCGGGGAACGCGATGAGGGAGCGGTGGGTGACGGCGAGGGTGACGCCGTATTCGGGAAGATGGAGGTGGCCGCCATCGACAGAGGATCGGGCGCCGATCATCGCTGACCACGAGTGCGTCAGGTTGCCGGCGTCGCGGTGGTAGGGGAGGAGTTGGGTGAGGTTGAGGACACCGGACGTCCAGCCGGTGCCAGACCACTTCCAGACATCGGCGATATCGGCGGCGGAGGCGACGTTGGCCGAGGCGACAGCAGGAAGGTGCTCGGCGAGGACGTGGTGGCATTCGATGGCGACGGCACGCCACGAGCCGGGGTCGGTTTGCCGGGCGACGTTTGAGCGGGAGCATCCGTACCGCTGGCGCAGCGGCACCGGGGCAAGCGTGCCGAACATGGCTTGCCGGTCACCGATCCCGGAGAGACGAGCCCGACCGTCGAACCGGGCACCCCACTCGTGAGCGGCAGCGGCGATGTAGCCGGCAGCCGACGACGACACAGACGCGGCGAGGGCGAGCGGACGGTCGTCGCAGTAGAGGATGCAGTCGGACAGCACCTCGGTCGGGACAGGGGCAACGGGTCGATGCTGGAGGCCACGGCAGTGGGGACAGGTGCGGCGGGCGACCGGGACATCACCACCGCACGACGGGCCGGCCTTGGAGGAACAGCGGTAGTAGACGTCGAGACGTTCGACGTCAATCCGGCGCATTCTCGACCATGAGTTTGACGACGGCGGAGTAGGTGTCGACCTGGTGGTGGCGGGCGATGCGATCGAGTGCTTCGGTGACCTTGTCGTGGGTGGCGACGTTGTAGGTGAGTTGGATGGTGCGGAGCCCTTTCGCTTCCCAACCGGGCAAGTCCTCCGACGCGGATGAGCCTTGCGTATCACGGGGAGTGAGGGCGTCGAGCATCGCTTTCGTCTGGGCGAGATCGTCGGGGCCATAGCCGGTGCCGGCGTAGTCACCGTCGAGGATGCCGATCAGCTCGGCGAGGGCATCGAAGTCATACCCGCCAAGATCGGAAGAGCGGTTGTCGACCAGCAGAATGCGCAGCGCCTGGTCATCATCGACATCGACGTAGACAACCGCGGCGTCGGTCCAGTTCAACGCTCGAAGAGCCTGGAGCGTGTGGTTGCCTTTGAGGACGTGGCGGGTGGAACGTTGGACCACGAGCGGGGCGTACTGGCCGTGGGCGGTCAGGGATTCCTTGATGACTTCGACGTCGCCACGGCGGGCGTTGCGGGGATGTTCGACGAGGGAGTCGACAGGGGCTTGCTCGATGGCGAGTCCGGGGATCAGTTGCACTTTGGCAGCTCCTCCTCGATGAGAGCAGCGACGACTTCGCTGTAGGACTCGAATCCGAACTGAGCAGCGAGCACGTCGAGCCGAGCACAGAGAGCAGCATGCTCATCGACGGTGTAAGTGAGCAGGATGGAACGGGAGTCCAGCTCGTCCCAGCCGGCGTCGGGGCCGGCGTCAAGAGAAGCGAGACGGGCGTCGAGGTCGCCGGGCTCGTAGCCGGTGCCGACCAGATCGTTGAGACCGGCGAGCAGAGCGGTCAGCGACTGTTCCTCGTAGCCGCCCAGGTCGGCGGCACGGTTGTCGACGAGGAGGATGCGGAGGGCTTGGTCATCGTCGACATCGATGAAGGCGGCGTCGACGAACTCGAACCCGAGTTGCCGGGCGGCGAGCCAGGTGTGGTTGCCTTTGACGATGTGGTTGGTGGAGCGTTGGACGATGAGCGGGACGAACTGGCCGTGGACTTGGAGCGAGTCGCAGATGGCGTCGATGTCGCCACGGCGGGCGTTGTCGGGGTGAGGGTGGATTGAGTCGAGCGGCACTCGTTCGGACACGAGGTTCGTGATGACGGTCATAACGGGGATAACCCTAGCCGCGACAGGAGGGTGGACGCGGAACGACCGCCCCCCGTCGGGAGGCGGTCGTTCCTGTTGACCGGTGTGCTACGAAGCAACGGCGGAGAGATGCCGCTCGCCGATGCCCAGCTCGCTGCGGACGAGGGCGACGGCTGGGTCCATGCGGACCCGGCTGACCTTGACGCCAGCGGCCCGACAAGCGACGTACAGGCGGGACACACCGACCTTGGGATTGGCGGCGAACTCCTGGCGGACGACGGCGACCACCGCAGCATCCGCCCCACCGTTGCTCTGGCGGGCCTCCAGCAGTGCTTCGGCTTCGGCGACGGCATCGGCCACGTTGAGTCCGGCAGGCGTCTCCTGTCGTCCCTCAGCGTCCGATCCGGGGACTTCGGGCTCGGCGGTGGCGTCGGCCTTGGAGGCTTCGATTTCGGCCTTGGCGGCGGTCGCCGAGAGGAAGCGGAGCGGTACGCCTTCGGCGTCGAGGAGCGGGTTGCCGTTCTCGTCGAGGACGTTGTAGTTGCGGGAGGCAACCTTGGTGACGGTGAACTGTTCTGGATTCATGCTGTTTCTCCTTGGGTTGTTGGTTGGGGAACGGGGACCGATTCGTCGGTGAGGACGAACTGGTAGCGGAGGATGCGGGGACTGGAGGCCATGGACCAGACGGGTTCGGCGTGAACGGGACGACCTAGTTCGGCGGTGAGCACGTCGGCCTTAGCCTTGGCGGCATCGCCAGCAGCGCGCTCAGCGTTCATATCGGCGTCCCAGCGGGCGTGCCGGGCGGTGAACTTGGTGGTGGTCATAACACTGATTATAGAGGAACGTGGTGCAGAAGTAAACCCCTATTTAACCTTCGTGTTCTAGAGACCGGCGAACGGATCGGCGGGGTGCCGCTCCGCCTCCAGCACACCGAGCAGATGACGCACGAGGTCCTTGGTGAGGTCGGAGGGAGGGTTGACGCCGGCAGCGGCAACAGCGGCATCCCACGGGAAGTCGGGCAGGTCGAGGTCGTCGACGGTGGCGCCAGCTGCGACGAGGGCAGCGACGAGGCGGTGGGCCTTGCGGGCACGGGCCTCAGCGACAGCGGTCTCTTGAACAGTAGTCATAACCCCAATTATACACCGATCGTGGAACGGTGCTCACGGGCGAGCCCGCAGCGTTACGTCGGTCTGATGTCGAGCGGAGGCGAACCCTTGCTCCTGCGCCCGCTTGTCATTGAGACAGCGGCGGCACGCAGCGCAGTCATCGGGGGAGTCGAGACCGTCATCATTGCGGGGACCGGCGAACATCCAGCGGCCACACAGCGAGATGAGATCGCCGGCCGGGAAGTAGTGGGCCTTGCGGGCGCGGGCGGGGAACGCCCAGCCGGCCTCCAGCTTGTCGGCCATCAGTCCTCCAACCTTTCGTAAAGGTAGCCGTCGACTACTGCTTGGTCGCCGGGATCGGCGTCGCCCAGGGCTTCGGCGAGCGCCGACCGGGGGAACACGTCGTACTCCATGCCGTTGACGAGCTTGCGGGCACGGAACAAGGGTTGTGCGGCCATCAGAACGGTCCTCCGTTGTCGGGTTGCAGGCAATTGGCGAGCGTGTGACCGGGAGCGTCGCAGACGTCGCAGAAGTCCTCATGTGCCTCAGGGGCGTCGTCGAGGGACCAGGCAGCGGGAGCGTTCATGAGCGGCTCCGCTTCCAGCGGCCATCCATGTCGAGAGGCTTCCAGCCGACCAACGCACGCAACCGCTGAATCTCGTCCAGGTCGATACGGACGTCGTCGCGGGTTTTGACCACGGGCGACGTGACCGGTGTGGTCGAGCAGGTGGCCTTGCAGTTGAGCGATGCGGGTGATGGCGGAGGTGGATTCGGTGAAGGTCATGCGAGCCTGCCTTGGAGGACACGGATGTGGCCGATGGCTTGGGCCTCAGAGAGGCCACCGTTGGCGAGCGTCCACTTGACAGCCGTGGCGACATCATCGGACCGGACACCGGCCGACAGGCAGTCGGTGAACAGGGAGGCGAGGAGACGGAGGGTGGCGTCCATCACTCGGCACCGAGCGCATCGCCGTCAGCGCAGCCCTGGCAGAGGGTGTCGGAGGCGAAGGCCGTTGAGACTTCGATGTCGGGGTCGGTGGAGGCGAGTCCGCAGACCCGGCACAGCAAGGCGGGGGTGGTGGTCATAACACCGATTATAGACGAGGGGTGTCAGGAAGTAAACCCCTATTTCTCTGGTTCGGTGACGGGGGTGCCGCTGACGACGACGTCGTAGAAGCATTGGCGGAACCCGTCCTCAGACGACCACGTCGGGACAATCTCGACGCGGGGCTCACGCACCTCGTCCAGGGCACCCATGATGGAACGCCCAGGCAGCCGGCAGATCGGGGACACGTTCGACGATCTTGAGGTAGCGCTCAGCCACGGTGAATCACGTTGCCGTCCTCTTGGACGGTCAACTCTCGCCGGCCGAGCTGGCGATAGTTCTGTGGTGGACGTACCGGCCGGGGATGTAGAACCCCCAATTACGGACGCGGCGGCCGGCGAACACGAGCGTCCAGGTCGGCACCCGGAGCAGAGTGTGGATCGTGTGGCACTCGTCGAGACGCATCCGGCGAGGACGTCCGGGGCGACGGGTCTCGGTGAGGCCCGGTTCACAAGTCGACGGGCAGTTCGAGTAGCGGGCATCGCTCAATGCGGCCTCCAGTTGAAGATACGTTGATGGCCCTTCGCCGGGATCGGCTCGCAGCGGCCGGCGCCGCCGCAGGTCTGGCACGGAACCCAATCCCAGTTCGAGCCGTAGTAGTACCCAGGCATGCGCCCCTCGAACTGGTTGAGACACGTCGGGCAGCGTTTGGTGGTGGGTTTGGCGTCTTCGATGATCCACGCCCATCGGCCCGGCGTGAAATCGCCGTACGGCACCTGATCGGTGACATCAGTACTGTGTTCGTCGAGAGCAAGGCCAGGCGGGTAGAGGGCGGCGAAGGCGTGACCGAAGCCAGGGTTGGCGGCGACGACGACGACGCCCGAAGCATGGAGAGCGACGACTTGCTCAGGAGCGGTGGGGCCAGCGGCGACGACGGGGAGGCTGGCGGTGATGCGGCACGACCCGATCACCGCACCGAGCGGCAACAGAGCGCCGACGCTTGCACCGCGGCGGAACAGACGTCCGTTGCTGTCGACCCAGTAATCGCCGATCGGCTGGATGGCAGGTGCCCAGCGGGACACGGCTGCGGGGTGAACATGAGGCTGGCCCACGGCTGATCGAGGGAGAGGGCGGGCATGGTTATGACGGCTCAGCCTGACGGACCCGAGCGAGGTGGCGCTCAAAGTCGGCGTGCTCACGGCGAGGGGACCACCAGCCGCACGTGCAAGCCGGAGTCAACGCCCCGTCGGTGAACGAGCGGTGGGTGAGTTGGTGGAGACGCGGGTCAGGTTGACCGGGGATCGGGATGTACGTCATTCCTGATCCCACTTGTCGATGAGTCGGGTGGCGGCGATCACCGCAAGGATGAGATTCGTCGCGCTCCCGGCATCGACGATGGCACGCAACGCAGCGACGGCCGCATCCCGATCCAGCACGGCACCCTCGCAGCGGACATCGGCGTCGTCGAGAGTGACGATGGTGTTCCACACCTGGTTCCAGCCTGGCGAGTGAGGCAGGTCGGGCGGCGGCTGGAACCCGATCGGATCGCGATCGTCGACTTCCGGGTCGTACGGGACGGGTGGCACGCCGAGCTTGAGGCCACCGTCGGGATAGCGGGCAGCGAACCGGAGACAGCCGAGCAGCAGTTCCTTCGCCTCGGCGGCGGGACCCCGCTCAGGCTCCGGACCTGAGCGGGGGCGAGCGGCGGGCATCAGGTGCCGGCGAACTCGTGCGGCCGGGCGATGACGTCCCAGAACGACTGCTCGATCTCGGTCTGGCGATCACCATCAGACACCGTCTGAGCGGCGGCAGTGAACGACTGGCCGAGCCCGAACACCGACACGTCGCCGGACTTGACGAAACAGTTCAGCGCGGCGTCAACCTCCTCATCGGTGAACCCCAGCTTGACCTGGGCAACCTCCATCGCCTTGGTGACGTTGGCGACTTCGACACCCTTCGCCTTGCCCATCTCGGTGATGAGGCCACGGAGGTAGTCCTCGGAGCAGAACTGGTTGACGGCGTCGGCCATGCGGGACTCGACCAACTCCAGCGACTTCCGCTTGGTGTCCTGCGACCAGACGACGAGACCCTCGTCGAGGCGGCCGCCGAGGTGGACGGAGCGGATCATGTCGGCCTTGCGGACCATGCCGTTGCGGCAACGGAGGATGAACGCACGGGGGGCGACGGAGGCGGCACCGCCACCGGTCTCGGAGTTGGAGATTTCCAGGCCGGCCCAGATGACATCACCGACCTGATGGTCACCGACGAGACCGGGCGGCATGTAGCCGGTGTCGCTCCACGGGGAGCGGTAGTCGCCGAGCAGCTCCGGCGCGGCGACGGCGATCTGTGGGATGGCGATACAGAGACGGAACCGGTCGTCAGTCCAGTCACCTTCGACGTGGCAGCCGCCGATGTCGATGTTGGCGCGGGCAGCGCCACGGACGGCGGCGGTGAGGACGTCGAGGTTGTCGATCGCCTGGTAGCCGTTGGACAGTGTGGCCCGCACCTTGCACACCGATCCGCCGTCACCTGGGTCCTGGCGGAGCATCCGGTAGAGGGTGGGTTTGTTGGTGGCACGGGAACGCTCGTTGAGGTTGGTGATGAGCAGGCCGGGTTGATGCGCGGCGAGGAAGTCGACGTACTTCAGGGGGATGTCGAACCGGTCGGCTTGCTGACGGAGGGCGGTCCGGGTGAACTCGATGGGCACCTCGGTGTAGGCGCCGTCCTCAGTGAAGATCGGCTCAGTGAGCGTCATGGTTCCGGCAGCGTGGTCGATGGCGGTGGATGGGGCGACGACATCGACAGCGGCGGCGGCGACGTCACGGAGACGTCCCGTGATCGTGCCCATGTCGTGTTCGTGGCGCAGGGACTGATGCATTGGTTCCCCTCTCAGGGTTCGGTGGTGGTTAACAACCCTGATTATAGACGAGGGGTGTAACGGAAGTAAACCCTTTTATTCTTTGGGGCGGCGGAGCAGATCGAGGAACGACGGAGGACGCTCCTGCTTCTTGCCGATCGAGGAGAACGCCATCCGGATACTTTGCACGAGGAACTCGGAAGCGATGTCGTCGGCGGCGGACTCACTGAACCCGGCCTCGATGAGTTGCTTGCGGGTGCCAGTGGCGAGGTCGACGAACCCGGAGAACAAGTCGCCCATCGACATGAGGGCGGCCCCGATGGGATTGGCTGGCGGAGTGTCGGGCGTTGAGGCTCTCACGTAGCCGGCGGCCTCGACCGCGCAGGCGTTGCAGAGGCCCGGGCCGCCACAACGAGCGATGTTGGTTGGGCGGTCGAGTGGGTACTGCGGCACGCCGGGGATGGCATGTCCGTGGGTGGTCCAGCCAGCCTTGATTGGGTCGGTCATCCCCAGGTCTCCTTGAGTAGTTGGTGGGCGGCGGTGAGGCGACGGAACTCGTCAGCGTCGCCGTTGCGGTCAGGATGCAGCTTGGCGGCGGCACGCCGATACAGGACGGTGCGGACTTCGGTGCGACGTAGAGCGTCACGGGTGAACTCACCGGGGTGGTGCTGGAAGCGGAGCAGGAACGCGCCAGCATCATCAACGGACAGGACCGGCCCCATCGGGCGGGCGAGCTGAGTGAACCCAACGTACTGCTCACCACGACCAGCGATGCCGTACCGATCCACCGCTCGGAGCGCTTCGAGCCCGAGAGCGATCGCTCGGACGTTGGCCTGCCAACCCGGGGCCTGGCCGTACCAGGTGTCGGTGAAGGTGTCGCAGGCGTAGCGGAGCGGCCCGTGGCGGGAGTCGAACGAGACGACCACGCCAGGCGAGCGGACACGGGCGTCGGCGCGGATGCCGCCGTCGCGGCGCATCGCTGATTCGTCGGCTTGGACCTGGAGGACGATGGTGCCGCCGTCCCAGGTGGCGGAGAGGTTCTCGACCTCGGTACGGAGTTTGGTGAGCGTGCTGGTCCAGGTTGCCTTGAAGTTGTGGGAGCGGCGGGGCGCGGTGACGGGATCGGTCCATGCCGGCAACGGCCGGAACACGATGGCAGTCACGTCGAGACCAGGCGACGGATCAACACGGCGTGCCGTTCGGTGTAGTGGCGTTCCATCAGGTCATGCGCCTCGTCTGGCGTGACCGCTTGGACAACATGCGGGCACGCGAAGCAATGAACTGTGATCAGGTTGAACAATCGCCCCGCACTCATTGGTGGTGGCCGCCCATCGCTTGCGTGTAGGCGGCGACCGGAGGCAGATTCGGTGACACCGGCCCACCCGAACCGACATCAGGAGACGACTCAACCGAGATCGGCATGAGTCGAGCCGATGGACGGAACAGCCGAGCGAACTCCTCCCGTTGCAACGTCAACGTCCCAGTGAACGCCTTGGTGCCGTCGACCGGACCGACATAGACCGACAACTTGACGTGAGCAGGTGTGGAACCGTCCTCGTCAACACGGTAGTAGAGGGCGATGGGGGTAAGCACCCCAGTAACGTTAGCAGGATTAGCCAGCCCGAGCGGAACGCTTCCGGGCGATGTACTGACCGATGAGGTCGGACGCCTCCCCCTTGGTGCAGCCAGGCGGGATGTGGATGCCCCACTTGCTGAGTCGATCCCGTTGCGCCTTGGAGGGCCGGGCCTGCCGCCAGCGGGCATTCAGATCAGCGAGCCCGGAACCACCCGACCGGCGAACCATATCCTCGGCGACACCCTGCGCCATCTCCAGGGTGACGGCATCGACCAGGATTCGCTTGTCCCGGCCGCGCTGATGACCGGCACGCCACACGTCAGGCTCACGCTCAACGAGCACGAACCGCTCGAAGATGCGGCTGCCGTCGTCAGCGGTTTCCGTGGCGCCGATGCTCAGCTCGTAGCGGCGCAGCTCACCCGGAGAGTGTGCGGAGACCCAGGCCATCTTGCCGGACGACCGGACCTTGTCGAACAGCCGCGCCTCGGCAGCCAGGAGCCGGCCCTCACGCTCGTGCCGCTCAACCTGCTCACGGAGCGCCTCGGTGACCGTCATCGCTTCGCCGTCGGCCCAGACCCGGTTGGCTTGCTCGATGCCGAACAGCGACGGGATCGTCACGAGATCATGCTGGTCGGTGACACCGACAACATCGACGACGAGACAGTCCTGCTTCTCCGGGTGGACGCGGGTGCCGCGGCCGACCATCTGCGTGTAGAGCGCACGGGACTTGGTGGGACGGGCGACGATGATGCAGTCGGTGCGAGGCTCGTCGTAGCCCTCGGTGAGAACCATGCAGTTGGCGAGGACGTCGAGGTCGCCACGGGCGTAGGAGGCGAGCACGGCACGCCGTTCGTCGAGGGGCATGGCGCCGTGCACGTGGCCGGCGCGGACACCGACCGCAGCGAACGCAGCTTCGACCTGAGCGGCAGTCGATACGGTCGGGGTGAACACGAGAGTGCGGCGACCCCGGGCGTGTTCGAGCCAGGCCCGAGCGATCAGGTTCGGCGCGTCAGCTTCCTCCAACATCTGGCCGGCCTGACCGACGTCGTAGTCACCGCCACGCACCTTCAAATCGCCGAGATCGGCTTGCATCTGCACACGGAGCCCACGCAGATCGGACAGAAACCCGCGAGCAATCCCCCAACGGATGTCATAGGACCAGGTGATCTCGTCGAACAGATCATCCAGGCCCTTGCCGTCGCCACGGTCGGGGGTGGCGGTGACACCGAGGAGGAGTGGCCCATCCGGTTCGTCACAACGTAACCCGTGCATGACGGACCGGTACGACTTGGCGGCGGCATGGTGCGCCTCGTCGATGACGACGAGCCCGAACGACGGAGCCTCGTCGATGAGAGTGGGGGCGAGCAGCCGAGCGAGCCGGTTGGGGCGGGACAACGTCTGCACCGACGCAACGACGACACGGTTGGCCACCTCGTCACGGTCACCCTTGACGATGCCGATGTCGGCGTCGGGCCACCACTCACGGACCCGGGCGGCAGCCTGCTCGATCAACTCATCACGGTGAGCGACGATGAGAGTGCGGACCCCGAGCCGGCGTGCGAGCGCCACGAAGATGCACGTCTTGCCGAGCCCGGTGGCGGCGACACCGAGCTGGCGGCGGACACCACGGGCAGCGGCAGCTTCTACCCGGTCGAGCGCCTCAGACTGATAGTCACGCAACGAGTACGTCGCTGTCTCCATAACCCCTACCAGAGAGCCGGGGTCGGCACCCCAGCCCGTTCATTACCACGCTTGCGCCCCCGCCCTCCCGTGTAGCCACGTTCAGCCGTTCGTATGGCGTGGTGGTTAGCACACACAACCTCACAGAGGTCCAGCACCGCCAGAATCCGCTCCTTGGACCAACTCCACTGGTAAGCACCACCGTCGGTGGTGGCGTCCTTGGTGACCCCAGGTGGATGATCGAACTCAAGCGCCGCCGGGTGCTCCCGGAACCCGCAATCCGCACAACCGCGAGCCACCTTGTACTCGTTCAACCAGGTCCGAACTTCCCGATGCTTCCGAGCCATGTACTTGCGATTGGCGGCACGAGAGCTAACCGACTTCATAACCCCCATTGTAGACAGGCAGTGTCAGCGTCAACCGCCATAGATGCCGAGGGGCATGACCAGCGGGCGGGGCTGTGGGTGTCAGCGTCGGGCTTTGGCTTTGGAGCCACGGGGTCGGCCGGGCTTGCCCCGAGGCTTCGGGTTGTCAGCCTTGTTGAGGGTTTGCTGCACGGCGGCGGCGGTGAGACCGAACGCCTCAGCAATCTCATCGAACGTCAACGGAGGCGCCAACGCCCGACCCTCTCGATACATGTGGACGCGTTGCACACGCAACGTCTCCTCCGTGGCGACCGCCCTGCGGTGCCGCTCGTTCAGCTTGCGCATCCGGGTCAGGACAGCCTCCTGTTCCCGGGTGCGGCCGTTGGACTCGGGCATCAGGCCTCCGCAGCCTCATCGGGGGCGGGGAAGCGGAGCACGCCGGACGCTTCCTCGATGGCGATGCGTTGCTCGTCGAGGACCTCTTTGACGAGGGACTCTTCGACGAGGGTGGCGACGCCGGCACGGATGGATTGCACACGGATCAGGCCACGTCCCTCGGATGCAGGTTGGAGGGTGACCCTGGTGACCTCGCCTTCGATGACGAGGTAGACCTTCTGGCCGAGCCGTAGCTCGTCGGGTGTGACCTTCATGGCTTCCGAGAGACCGTCACCGGCGTTGGTCACCTTGACCTTGCATTCGACAGTGTCGCGGCCCTCGAACTTGTGTAGTTGCCCCACCGGGTACCTCCGTGATCGGGTTTAGGGATTTACGTTAGCGCACTATAGACAGTGGGCGACGGATTCACAGAGAGCACCGGCACACGTACTGGCCCTCTTGCCCATCGGTTCACAAGGGGCGATGTCTTGACGACAGATGGAGCAGGTGCCTGGATAGCGGGCAGGCCAGCGCGCAATGATCCGGGCGGCCGCCGTGGCTTCCCGTTGAGCGCGACCATTGCAGATAACGCAGGCAGCGACCGGGCCGAGTCCGTGGATGCAGTCGTCAGATTCGGTCACCGTTGACACGTTCGATGCAGATGCGAGCCATGTAGACGGCACCGTTGGCAGCGTCGACGAGACGGGCACACTCGACAGGGCCGAGCTGGTTGAACGATTCGACGTTGCAGTTGAGGACGATGGAAGCCCATTCGAGACGGTCGGCGCGGGTGATACAGAACTTGTTGCAGGCGATGAACACCTGCCGGAGCGCAGGATCAGCCACGGTCTCGCAGCTCCGCCACCAGCGACACGCCGTCCAGTTCCACCACGGCTCCCCGCTTGCCTTCCTTGAACGCCGACCACAACGCCTTGACCACCGGGATCGGGAGCCCGTTGAACCCGAGCTTCTGGAGAGCGTTGGTGAGGACGGCCAACGCTTCCAACTGATCCAACTCCTGTTCGCTGAACCACAATCTGTTGCCGGAGCCGACGTTGCGACGTCCGTCGCCGAACACCCCGTTGGCTGCCCAGTAGTGGACGACCCGATGCGACGGGAGCTTCCATTCCTTGTGCAGCGTCCGCCACCGCCACTCGTGATACTCACCCACGGCGGTGGTGGTGGATGTGGGCGACCACGGCGGCGATGATGGATAGTCCGACGAGATACAGGTACCAGTCGACCAGCGACCACGACCCGTCAATCACCGGCGACCGGCTGTGCAAGTGGCGAAGTGGGGGAGATGGGCGACGCCTTCGGGGTTGGGATGTTCGGCGGAGACGACGGTGCAGCGCATCTTGCCGCCCTCCCAGCGGACGTACACGTTGCCGGCGGGATCGGGGACCGGATCGAGCGGCATCCGTTTCTTGCGGTCGGTGAGGGCGAACATGATCGGCTCACCACAGCGGCGACAGGTCGGAGTCATGAGCGGTGAAGTTTGCAGACCGGACCGGAGTGGCCTTGGCGAATCCACAGGGCGGGACGCATGGCGCAGTGAGACCATGTGCAGTAATCCTCAGGATTCGGATGAAGCGGCGGCGGAGATTCGGCGAGCACGTGTTCCAGGTTCAAGGCGCCGGACGGGTACGGTTCGAGCCGGTCGAGCTTGATGATGACGCCGGTCCACTGCTGCCACACCTCCAATTTACAGACGTGACCGACGGCAATCCGGGCATCATCGACGATCAGCCCGCCAGCCTTCAACGCGTCGGCGACCGCACGAGCCAGTTTCTCACGGTCCGGGGCAGTGTCCTTGTAGGCGACCCCGGCGGCACGAACCTTCGCCGGCCGGGAGGGAGGCATCGGGAAGCGGAACGTCAACCAGAGTTGCAGCGGCCCGTCGAGACAGCCATGCACAGCGGCCTGCTCCCGGGCGGCATCGGCGACGTCGACACGCCACGCCTTCGTCTTCGGATTGGCCTCACGAACGAACCGGCGGCCGGTCTTGGTGACGCCGGGAACTTTGCTGCCCTGAGGGACCGGCACACCGAGGACGATGAACTCGATCACGTCTTGGCGGGGGTTCGAGGCGTCCGCTTGCGGGGGGTGAGAGAGTTGAGGACCCGCTCCGTCGTTTCCAGCTCGCCCCGCAGGTGTTGGATCGCAGTGTTGGCCCGCGCCCGGATTTCCTGATGGTTCTTGATCTGCCCCAGGAGCCAGTCGCGCTTGGTTTCCAGGTCCGCCTTCATCTTGCCGAGGTCGAGCACGTCCACCGGGGGGTTGGGCACGTTGTCTCGGAAGTTGTCAGACTCAATGTCGTAGGTGGGGGAATCGGCTGGAGTTGTCATACCCGGTTACGTTAGCACAATTACCCGGGCTAGAAGTCGACCGGCGCCTCAGGCACCGGACGGCCCAGAGCCCGAGTCAGCGAACCGGTGAACCACTCCAGATCCGGCACCCGTTCAGCCTCCCGACACTGCTCCTCGTACGCTGCCTTGGCGATGGCGAGCCCAGTAGCCGGCGGCACCGGAGGCTCAGGGAACTCGGAGCACGGCGAATCCAGAGCGGGGCGATCCGTCCAACGCAGCATCCCGCGCACGGCATCGACACCGACATCGAGGGCGCTGAGCGGAGTGTCATCCAACCACTGGCGCAGCTTGCCGGGCTCGGAGAACACCTCCGCCAGGGCAGCGTTGCAGCGGCCACACGGCGACAGGCGACCGTCATCGGCCTTGATCCAGCCGGACCCGTCGCACTGGGAGATGCACTCGGGGTAGCGGTGCCCACCGCCAGCCGACCGTTGGGCCTTGGCGATGATACGGAGCAGATCCATCGGCGACGGGAAGTACTCGGCGCCGTCACCGGCCATCCAAGCCGTTCCGGCATCACGGAAATCCTCGATGGACACACCGGAGCCCTGCATGATGTCGAGCCACAGATCCGTGGTTTGATCCTGCATCACCTCGTCTTGCCCTGTCCAGGGGGTGGGGCGGGGCTCGTACATGTAGCGGAGGTTCTTGATGGCGAGACTCATGTTGGCCCGGTAGAGGGCTTTGGCTTCGGCGGCACGGTTCATTGGGTAGTCCCTTCAATGGCGTTGGTGGGCAGCGCCGGCTTGATGCCGAGCAGCGGACGAGAACCGAACTCTGGCCCAGGTGAACCCTCGCCGGCAAGAGCCCGGGCAACATCCCGACGGGCCTGCTCGGGGAGCGACAGGCGGCCGGTGCGCGCCGGCAACGCCTCAACGTCATTCCACCGGTCCTGATGCAGCCACGTGGACGGATGCACGATGAACTGTGGTTTCGTCGCGGCCTGCTCCCACCAGACGACCCGCCTTTGGAGCCCGTCGATGATCGCCTCCGCAGGAGCACGCTTCACCGCACGCGCCCATTCCAGCTCGGCTGCACGTTTGCCGACCTTGCGCGGGTAGAGCTTCCAGAACTCCTCGAACGACGGTGGCCGGGGGGGTGCTTCAACATCCACGAGCACAAGTTCGCCGTCACCGTTGCAAGAACCGGAAAGAGTGTTAGAGGAGGACGGTTCTAAGGATGGTTCATAGGACGGTTCGGGGGGCGCGGGAGGCACCCCCGTCGGGCCGTCGGAGGCACCCCCGCGGGGGGGCGCGGGAGGCACCCCCGTTGAGTTGGACGGGGGGGCGCGGGAGGCACCCCCGTCGAAGTGGATGGTGTAGCGGTTGGGGCGGCGGTCGCCGGGCGTGTCTTTGGAGCCGCCAGCGTTGATTTCGGTGGTGATGTAGCCGAGCGATTCCAGGGCGCGAAGCGCGATTCGGACGGATTTCTCAGTGATGCCGGCGTAGCGGGCGAGGGTGGCTTTGGAGGGCCAGGCTCCGCCGTCGCCGTCGTGGTTGGCGATGCCGATGAGGACGAGACGTTGAATGGGGGTGAGTTGGTCGTCGACGATGTTGAGTGCCCGGCTGACGGACTCGATACTCATGCAATTCCTCCAGTTCGGTGCCGGAGGGGGCTAGAGTGAGCCACCTTCGGCGTCGCAACCGTGAAGTTTAGCCCCGGCCACCAGAGCCCGCCGCGCTGGGAGGCCGGGGCGAACTTTAACCCCGGTTCTGTTATCGGGCTATAGTTCACGGCATGAGTGACAGCCCTGACCAGATGGAACGAGCCCGCGCCGCCCGAGCGATTCTCACGGACGCTCGCCCACCGGACCCCTACGACGGCAAGACGAGACGGCAGGAGCAGGCCGAACTCGACGCCTTCATGGCGATCTTCCACCCCGACCACGAGCGCATCGTCTTGGAGGCGTGATGGATTTGGAGCGTTTGGCGGAGCCGCCGCGGCCCGTGGACGAGGACGCAGTCCTGGCGGAGATTGCTGCCTACCTGCATGACGACCTTCCATCCGATCAGGCCCGGGAGCCGTGGCGGATCACGAACATCGGTGAGGCTGATTGGGCGATGCGGGTGGTGGCGGAGGCACGTCGCCGGCAGCAGGACTACGACGATCAGATCCGGTTGTGGCAGGACGCCAAGCGGCGGATGGGCGGCAGCGCGGATTGGTTGGAGGATCGGTTGGCGGAGTGGGCGTTGGAGGTGCGGACGGATCGGGTGAAGTCGCAGGCGTTGGCGCATGGGACGGTCGCTACGAGGCGGAGCCCACCGAAGATTGAGGTGGTCGCCGAGGACGCTGTCATCGAGTGGGCGAAGTCGCATGCTCCGCAGGCGGTGCGGATCGAGTGTCGATTCTTGAAGTCGGAGGTGGGAGACTCTTGGGCGATCAGGGATGTGGTGGTCGGGTTCCGGGCGATCGAGCGGGTGACGGGAGAGGTGGAGGAGATTCCGCTGGAGCCACCGATCGTCGACCGGGACGAGGCCATCGATCGGTTGTTGGCGATCCAGTCGCGGATGACCGGGTACAACGTCACGTCGATCGTGGGGTCGGCGGTGATGGACAGCGGTGGCGGTCTCGTGCCGGGCGTCGAGGTGGTGCCCGAGCACATTGCGGCGACCGTCAGGCCGTTGATGCCATGACGGCCACGAAGGCTTCGATGGGGCGGTGGGACCCGGCCTGGCCGTACCAGCCTTTGGAGAAGTACTTGGCGGCGACGCGGCCGACGACGGACGGCCCCGTCACGGCGAGAGAAGTTGCGAAGCTGGCGGGGGTGACACGGACGACCGTGCAGAAGTGGCGGGCGACGGGAGTGTTCCCTGAGGTGTTCGCCGACAGGGCAGCGATTGCGGCGGGCGCGCACCCGGCCGAGATCTGGCCCGACTGGTTTGACCGGGTCGCATAAACACCCGTCAGCTATAATCCAGGTTTAACAGCAAACGTGTGAACAGGAGAATCCGATGCCAGCACTCTTTCAGGAAGCGGTACGCGAACAGATCAAGCTGCGTGCCGCGATCGACGGCCCCACCGGGGCAGGCAAGACGTGGACAGCGTTGCAGTTTGCACGCATCCTCGCCGGGCCGAACGGGACGGTGGCGTTGGGGGACACCGAGCACCGATCCTCGTTGAGGTATGCGCCGGCCCCCGGTGAGAGCCTCGACCGGGACCGGTTCTTCGATCCGCCGTACACCTTCAAGCGGTTGGACTTGACGGCGCCGTACAACCCGGTCGGACTGGCCGAGCTGATCAACCGGGCACCCGACGAGATTGGGGAGGACGGCGTCCTCATCGTCGATTCGCTCACCCATTACTGGGTGGGGGAGGGCGGCACGTTGGACATCGTTGATCAGGCGAGGTTGAAGGGGTTCAACGGGTTCACGGCATGGCAGGAAGGCACCCCACCCCAACGGTTCTTGCTGTATTCGATCGTGCAGTGCCGGTGCCACCTGATTTGCACGATGCGCTCCAAGATGGAGTACGCGATGGAGGAGAACACCGACACGAAGGGCAACCGGAAGTCGACCGTCACGAAGAAGGGAATGGCGCCGGAGCAGCGGTCGGGCATCGAGTACGAGTTCGACTTGATCGTGTCGATGGACTTGTCGAACCGGGCAGAGGTCACGAAGTCGCGCATCCCGGGGTTGATGGGGACGGTGTTCCATCCGGGCCGGTCGTACGAGATGGGGGAGGCGTTGGCCGATTGGTTGGCGACGGGAGCCCCACTGATTTCGACGGTGCAGGTGGAGGCGATCCGGGCGGCCATCGGTTCGTTGCCGACGGAGGAGGATCGGGTCCGAGTGCGACGCGATTTCGTGGCGAAGTTCGGGCGGAAGCCGGCCGACTTGTTGGCGTCGGACGCTGAGGCGGCAGCGAGTTGGGTTGCTGGGCAGATCGCGGCGGCCGGGAAGTTGGCCGGTCCGTTGGCGGACGCCGTAGACGCCACCGAGCCCGACGAGCAGCCATCCCTACAGGAGGCCACGACATGAGCACCACCGATCCGACCGCGCTGGACTTGAACGCGACCATCGCCGCGGCGGTCAACGCCCGCATCGAAGCATCCGTCGCTGCGGCCTTGGCCGGTGACGAGATGATCGGTGCGCTCGTCGCCGCGGCACTCAACCAGGAGATCGAGGTCGGCCGCGACTACAAGAAGTCCAAGACGACGTGGTTGAAGCACACGGTCGCTGAGGCGATCCGTGCGGCCACGAAAGCGGCCGTGGAGCGCCTCGTGATCGAGGAGAGCCCGCTCATCGAGGAGGAGCTGCGGAAGGCGTTCCGCCGTCAGGCCGGCGAGTTCGCCGAGGGCATCACCCGGTCGCTGCGGGAGAACGCCGCGAAGGGCTACGGCGTGACCGTCGAGCTGAAACTGCCGGGAGGGTACTGATGAGCGAGCGGCGACGCATCTACGTCGGGACGTTCCCCGACGGCTCCCAACTCCTCGTGAACCGATGGGTCGACGACGACGGCAACGAGACATCAGTCGACGCCGCGACCCGTCCGCACATCGGGTACACGTGGGGTCCACCGATCACCCTCACCGATATCACCCTCACCGAGGAACGATGATGCCCCGCCAAACCAGAATGGAGAACCCCATGAAGAACAAGATGAGAGCAGCCACCGTGGCCGCAGCGATGCTCTTCACCCTCGCCACGGAGGGAGCAGCATCGGCGCACTCGGCGCATTGCGACTTCGGCTACATCAACGGGTCAGTTTCGGCGGCCGGTTGGGTCGTGTGCGACACCGGCATCCACGCGGCGAGGGTGACGTTCCAGTCGAACATCGGGACCCGCGTAACTATCACGGGCGCGTACGTCGTGGCTGGACACCGCTCCACAGCGACTAAGACAGGCTCGTGGACGGTCCGGTGGCGCGTCTACAACATCGTCCCGCTACACGCGGGCTGACCCCCCTCGAATCAAACCCCCAGCCAGAAAGAACACACGTGAACAAGACCATGCGTAACTTCGGTTGCGTTGCCCTCGCCGCCGCCTCATTCGGCATCGGCATCAACACCGTCGTCAACGCCGGAGACGTCCACCACCCGGACTGCACCGGTCTCGTCAAGGATCAGGCCCACACGGTGAACACGTCGGTGGCCGGCGTCGTCTACATCAAGGCCGGTGACGACCACTACAACATCGGTTTCCAGCCGGCCGGGTACGACGTGCCGGCGAGCTACAACGGGCACGGCACGTCGCATTACGACATCTGCCCGAAGTCCTACGGGACCACCACGACAGGAGTGACGACATCAACGACAACGAGCACCACGACGACTGCTCCGGGCAACACGACGACGACGGTTGGTGCATCCTCCACGACAACGTCAACGCCGGACACGTCGAGCACCACGAGCACCACGAGCCCGGCGAGCACCTCCACCTCGACGACTTCCACCTCGTCATCGGTCCCGACGACGTCAACGACGACGAGCGTGCCGGACTCGTCATCAACTTCGACGACGACATCGACACCGACTACGTCCTCGTCCGTCGAGACATCCTCGACAACCTCCAGCGAGCCATCGACCACGACGTCCACGGCCCCGACCACCACCGCACCGACGACGTCTACATCGCCGCCCGGCAACTCCTCGACGACCGACCCGGGACGGCCCTCGACCACGGAACCGCCAGAACCTCGGGGCGCGCTGCCGGAGACCGGGGCCAACGATTGGGCGCTCGGAGCGGCAGCCGGGCTGATGATCACGGCCGGGGCGGTCCTGTTGGCGATGGCACGGAACCGGCGATGAGCGTGATAGCGAACCAGCTCGTTGAGCGCAACGGAGAAACACCCTCCGAGGCGCTCGACCAACTGGCTGGCGCCGTCCGGATTCAGCAGAAGCATCGGTGGGTCATCGTCGGGAAGGTGCACGTCGTCCCCGGCCAGCCCGGGACCGGGCATGTGGCGAGGGTGACGATGGAGCAGGACTTGGGGAACTGGCCGTGATCGGACCGCCACCCATCGAGTGCGACCTGAGCCATCACACGGTGAACCTGGAAGCGGCACCGGATGGGGAGGGGCACCGGTTGCCGTCCGGGTGGACGTCGTTGTCGGTGATCACCAACACCGGCAACGACGCCGTACCCGTGGTGCCGTACGTGAAGCACTTGTGTCCGAGCTGCACGAGTCGGTTGGAGGCGTTCCTGGCTGGCACCGCAGCGTTCAACCGGACACCGCCACAGCGCAGGCCACCCGACCCTGAGGGCGAGCACGTCCCGCCCGTCGTGTTCGATCCACCGATGCACGAGCGGCCATGACCCGGACCGACGTCGTCGTGTGCGCAGCCGGAGCCGTCCTCACCGGTTGGACGTGCTGGATGGCGTTCACCTTGTGGATCGGTCGTCGGCAGCCGATCCGCCGGGAGGCACCCACGGGTGAAGGCCCGTGGGTGCCCCCGGATCATGCCCGCCGACTGAGGGTGGTACCACCGGAGTCATGGAGGATTCAGCGATGAATGAGGCTGAGCAGAAGATGGCCGCTGCATTGGCACCGTTCGGTTGGACGCGTTCCCCAGCCTTCTGGCAGCGGTATCACAACGACACGTGGGTGTTTAACCTTGCGAACGCTGTCGAGCGGCTGACTGACGAGTTGAACAGCAAGGGAGCGAGGCGATGACGGTTGTGGCGGGCGGGTGGGCGTTTCAGACAGGGAGAGACGTCAACAAGAGCGTCGCCCACTTCTGGCGGGACGGATTCGCCGCATCGTTGTGCGGGCAAGCCACGAGACCGACCACCACCCCGGAGCCCGACGATCAGCATCGCTTCCCGGACGACTGCCGCACCTGCCGCTACTACCTCGACCGATTGACGTGAAGCGTGGAGGGCGACTCCGGTCAATGTCGGCGAAGCGACGCGGAGAGAAACGGACGCGGCACGAGGTGATCGCCGAGGTCGTCGCCAGGGACGGCGCACGATGCCGAGCACAGTTCCTAGTGATCGAGATCGCCTGTAGCGGTCCACTGGACGCTGACGAGTGGGACCAGCGCGGGGTACGCCCAGGAGGGCACTTGGACCCGGCGAACGTCCAGCTCCTCTGCCGGGCGCATCACGACTGGAAGACGGAGCACCCCGTGGAGGCCGCGAGAGCCGGTTTACGGCCGTTTCCCCGGAACTACACCGGGGAGGACGGAAACGCGTCCCGGACGATGCCCCTGAACCCCACGTAGCGGTAGCTCAGCGCCGATTCCCGGGGCCTGGAGGCCCTCCGGGCAGCTTTACCGCCCAGAAACCGCCTGCGGGCGCCAGGCACGCTCGATTTCGACGGCTTCGGCCCACACTTCAGCCGTCCGCCAGGCGTTCCCTTCGACCGTCAACCGGCCGGCCACCTCACGACCCGCTGCCGACTGCTCCGCACGGAGCGCCGGGTCCCGGACGAGGGACCGCAACGCCCGCAGCCAGTCTTTCGGCTTGGCAGCCAACGCGCCGCAGCCGAGCGCGGCGAGACGCTGGTACTCGGGGCGGGGCGACGCAACCCACGGCACCCCCGCCGCGGACAGCTCCAGCGGTTTGAGCCAGGACTTGGCCTCGTTGAACCGGGACTCCGCCAGCGGCGCGACACCGACGCCGAGCTGGGCGACGGCTTCGATCCAGCCGTCGTACCCGATCGGACCGGTCATGGGGACTTCCACCCCCAGCTCACGGTCGGCCCCGGTGGAGTCACCGACGACCAGGAACCGGCCGCCGTCGCGCAGTAGAGACGCGACAGCGCCGCCCATGACGGCGAGATCGCCGGGATGGGAGTGGGTGGAGCCGGGCCAACCGACGAGATCGGAGTCCTCGTGCGGGGTGTCAAGGAACCGGGCCGGGACGTAGTTCTCGATGACCCGGGCGTTCCCCCGTCCGTAGCGGCCGGCGAGGGCGGGCGTGGAGACGGTGGTGAGGGTGGCGGAAGCGGCAGCTTCCTTGGCGGCGAGCCACGAATGACGAGGGAACGACCCGAGGAACTTGACGTACAGGTCGAGGGCGAGCCGGTTGAGCATGGACTGGGACAGGGCGTCAGGATCGCGGCCTTCGGCACGGAGCCGGGTGAGGACCATCTCAGCGATGTGTTGCCGGGTGGAGTCGGACTCGTAGGACCAGAGCCGACCCGAGCGCCGATCGGGGTGCATCATCACCCACGCGGGATTGGCCGGATCGATGTGGGACAGATCATCGTCGAGGTCGACGACGACGGCGACACCCTTGGCACGCCAGAACGGGATAGCGGCGGCGACGTCGGGGACGGTCGGCCGTTGGAACACGAGCAGATCGGCGTCCTCCGGGCAGTGGGCTTCGATGACGGCGTCGCCTTTCATGATGACACGCAGCCCGGTGTCGGCGTCCTTGCGGGGTTCGTTGATGACGACTTCGATGTCAGGGTGAGCCTCGTGGATGGCGCGGGCAGGCCAGATCAGGCGGACATTCAATGGCCGCACGCCCAAAGGTCGGCAGGCCAGACATATACCTTCATCGTGCGGCAGGCTCACCCGCCACGACGGAACCCCCTTCTGCGGAGGCGTTGTTGAGGCGAGCGAACTCACCCCACGCGGCCTCCGCCGCTCGATCGTAGGCATCAGCGGCCTCGGCTTCCGTTCCGAAGGCCCCCAGGTACCGCGTGCGGCCGTCGATGTGAATGTGGGAGACCCACCGATTGTGAACACCGTTGCGCGATTTGATCGAGACGCCCTTGTAGCGGGAGGTGCGACCCCGCTTGCGATTCGGCCCAGCGTTGGCCCGGTTCTGCGCCTTGGACGCGAAGCGCAGGTTGGAGGTCCGATTGTCGAGAGGGTCGCCGTTCTCATGGTCGACACGTTGATCAGGCCCAGCGCCAGCGATGAGACGGTGGAGGAACAGGAACATCTGCCCACGCATCGCCGCCACGTAGCCCTGAGCCGTGAGCTTCCAGACGAACCCGGCGACCAACTCGCGGTCAGCGGCGTCGACTACAGCCCGGACCCCATCACCCAGTTCGATCCAATGGTCGGACATTTCGGCCAACATAGCACCCGACCGCACGCGTTCATCCGATCACCTCGAAGCGGGGGCAGGGCACGACCAGCTTGCCGCCAGCGGCGAGGTAGGCGGCTTCCCGTTTGGTGAACTCCGTCAGGAACTGCCAGGGCAGCACGAGCGCATACTCCGGGTGGGCGGCACGCATCGCCGATTCGGGCCAGATCGGGATGTCGGTGCCGACGGTACGCAGCCCGTACTTCTGGGGTTGCCGTTCGGCGATCCCTTGGATGAGAGACGAGTCGAGCCCGAAGAACTGCAACAGAGTGTTGCCCTTGGTGGAGGCGCCGTAGCCCCAGACCTTGTCGCCGCGGCGGGCAGCGGAAGTCAGGAACCCGGAGACGTCGGCGGCGAGGACGTTGACGGCGTGCCAGAACGCCATCCACGGGTCGGGCGTGTTGACGGCGGTCCACAGTTCCTCGGCGAGCAAGGCGTCGAGGCGGAACTGGCCGACGTCGCGCCACGGTTGGGAACCGATCTTGCGGACGTCGGCGATCTCGTGGGTGGCGAACACGCGCAGCGATCCGCCGTTGACGGTGTTCAGTTCGGCGTCGAGCACTTGGAACCCGAAGGCCCGCAGCGTGTCGGTGAGGGTGGTGAGGGAGTAGTAGCGGGCGTGCTCGTGGCAGATGGCGTCGAAGGCGAGCTGGCGGAGCATGAGCGGGGCATAGGCGAGTTGGATGACGAACACCCCGTCGGCGGCAAGCATTTGACGGACCGCCCACAGGAACGGCCCGGGGTCCATCAGGTCGTAGAACATGGCGGCGCAGGTCACGACGTCGGCCGGCCCGTACTTGTCGACGATCCGGTCGGCGACATCCAACGTGAACGGCTCTTGTACGACGAGGTCAGCGTGGCGTTCGCACTCCACCCGGAACGAGTCATCGGCGGGGTCGACCCCGACGCGCTTCGCCTCGTCGGACACGTAGGACAGGAGGGTGCCGTCGTTGGAGGCGATGTCGACCCACACGTCGTAGCCGACGACTTGCTCGACGGCCATGACGATGTCGTGCAGCTCGAACCGCATCGTCTGGTTGACACCGGACCGATACCAGTAGCGGCCCCACATCAGCTCGGCGGGCGGCTGGGCGGCGAGGTGCACGAGGCCGTCGCCATCCATCTGCATTTGGAGCGGGAACGGATCGGCGCGAGGAACCTCGTCGAGGGCGAGGAAGTCCGAGACGTACAGGTCACCGAGGGAGAACAAGTCAGTCGTCATATCGGGCGTAGTGTAATCTAGGTTTATGGCCAGAGTGTTGATCATCAATCACGGCGGATCGACCGTGTGCGGCATCCACGACTTGGGTTCGAGGATGGCGATGCGGCTCCGCGACGAGACCGACTTGCACGTCGGGTACGCGGCGTGCTCGACGGCGGACGAGTACCGGAAGGCGCGTGCCGACCATGACCCGGACGCCGTGATCGTGAATTACCGGGCGGACCTGGCGCCGTGGTGGAGGCAGGTCGCTCACGAGCCGGGCGGGGTCCGGTGGGCGGTGGCGCACAACTACGAGCCCGGGAACCTTGTGCAGCACGCCCAGACGATCCGTAGCCACGGCTTCGATCGAGTCCTGGCGCTCGACCCCCCGTTGTACGCCGGCACCGCTTGGGCCGAACACGGGGTGGACATCGTCGGGCGGCCACTCCCACCGACAGCCAGGACAGTTCCGGGAGACGGCCCGGCGCGCATCGGGACGTTCGGGTTCGCCTTCCCGCACAAGGGGTTCGTCGAGGTGGCCCGCGAGGTCAACATGACGCTCGCCGAGGGCACGTTCGATCTGCACATGCCGGAGGCATGGTTCAACGGCGCCGAGGGGCGGCCGTTGTACGGGCCGGCGATCCTCGATTCGTGCCGGGACCAGATCGATCACGGAGGCCGGATCACGTTCCATCACACGTCGAACCACCTGCCGTCGCCTGACCTGGTGGACAGGCTCGGCAAGAACGATGTCAACATACTCCTGTACGCGCCGGGCCAGCCCGACGCCGGACTGTCGTCGGCACTCGACTACCTGATTGCGGCGCGCCGGCCGGCGATCGTGACGGATTGCGCCATGTTTCGGCACGGACTCCCGCACGTCGCGGTTTGGCCGGCCGTCACGTTGCGCGACGTCCTCAACCATCGGGAGCAGTGGGAGCGACAGGCGACAGCGTTGTGGTGGGCGCACACCGGCCGATTCTCCAGCGACATCGAGACGGTCCTTGACCGATGGGCGTGAGCGACGACGAGTGCGTTTGCGGGCACCCCCACGTCTGGCACACGCTTGACGAGACACGTTGCCAGTTCCATTGCGGCAACCCTGAACGATGCCCATGCACCGGATACGAGGAGGCCCAGCGATGATCGGACTACCACACAGCGAAGGCGCAGCGATCCACCGGCGCCCACCAAGCGAAGTGATGCGCGCCACCGTCGACCTGGAGCACGCCTGGAGTCACCCCAAAGTGACCATCGTCCCCGCCCGACGCCGCAAACCCCGCCAACGCTGGTGCGCCCACTGCGCTGGCAATCACGCCGAGACCGAATGTCCGAGCCGACCTGAACGGCCCGACCGATGACGTGGTACAGCCAGGCCGGACAGGACAAGTGGGTGAGTGAGCAGATGCGAGCCTTGACCGGACGGAGCACGGGATGGTTCGTGGACGTCGGCGCCTACGACGGAATCTCCACGAGCAACACGTACGCCTTGGAGCAGGCCGGCTGGCAAGGCTTGTGCGTCGAGCCCGGCCCGAGCTTCGAACAACTGAAGATGAACCGGAGTTGCGCCGTCACACGGCAGGCAGCATCAAACTTCACGGGAGGCGTCCGATTCGACGGGATGAGCGTCATCGCCGACGATGGAGCACCCGTGCACGGCGAGAGCTACGTGCCGTGCGCCACCCTCGACTACCTGATGGACAGCGCCGGCATCCCACACGTCGTCGACTACCTGTCGATCGATGTCGAGGGCCACGAACCCGAAGTGCTCGACGGCATCAACTTCGCCCGCCGACACTTCCGGTTCATCACCATCGAACACAACGCCTACCGAGACGGCCCAGCCCTAAAGACGGCGATCCACGACCACTTGACCGCAGCCGGATTCATCCGGGCAGTCGACAACGCCGGATGCGTCGACCCGTGCCCGCCACCGGCCTACCCCGGGTGCCCGTTCGAGGACTGGTACATCAACCGGACCGTCCGCCGAACGTAGCTCTACTTGCCGAACGTGGCGGCGCGCCGTTCGTACGTGTGCCGATCACCGCGCATCAACGCCCCCGTGCCGTGGAGGTCACGAGATTCGTGTGAGATGACGCCGGGTAGCAGCCGCTCCGGCTTGCCTGAGACGACACACCACGCCTTCACCGACCGCTCGGCCAGATGGCCGGCCCAGATGTTGTCGGCCCACACGTCGAAGAGCGGCTCGAACCAATCCATGAATAGTTCAAGGTCTTCCATTCGCCACGCCATCCCCTGAGTCGACGGCCACGCATCGAACGGGGGAAACGACGGATCAACCCCGACCGTAGCCATCCCAGCGTTGTACGCCTCGGCGAACCCGGCAATGGCGAGCATCCAGTTCCCGGCCGACGCATAGCCAGCATTGAACGCGACCGGGCCGGGCGCCTCGGCGAGGAGCCGGTCGCAACGATCGACGAGCCCGTCGTCGAGGATCGTCATGTCGTCCTGCAACAGGATCACGTTGTCGGCGGCAGTGAGGACGTACTTGGCGAGGATGAACCAACCGGTGAAGTCGTAGAACGCGGGGAGATGCTCCCGGTTGCCGGCCCATTCCCGAGCGACGATCGCGTTGAGGCCGGAGAGACGGTCAACGGGGCGAGGCCCGACGAACACGTAGCGGTGGGGCACCCGGGCGAACCGGGCCTCAGCCTCCCGCTCGATCAGCAAGTCTTGACTATGGATGGTCACGAACACCTCGACCGTCATGCCACCATTATCGCCGTGACGCGGCTCAGCCACTGGTATCACGTGTACGCCGACGGGAACTGGGCGCAGCCCGTCACCGAGCATTGCCAAGCCCTTTGCAAAGGCGGACTCCTCGACGCGCTGGAGGGATGGTTCGTCGGGTTCGTCGGCAGCGACGACAACATCGCCGCAGCCAGGTGCACACTCGATGTACTAGCGCCCGGCTACACCGTCGTAGCCGCGGCGCCGGTTGGGTGGGAGCAGGAGACGTTGGAGCCGCTCTGGGCGTGGACTCAGGACCATGACGGATTGGTCAGTTACGGCCACACGAAAGGCTCGGCGCACCCGAACCCGATCAATGATCCGTGGCGGCGCTGCATGGAGTACCACTGTTTCGTTGAGTGGCGGCGACCGGTGGAGGCGTTGACGGAGGGCGGCGCGTCTATCGCCGGGTCGCATTGGATCAAGGGCGGACCGTCATCCGTGCCGGGCTACGGGACGGGAGGCATGTTCGGCGGGAACTTCTGGTGGACGAGAGCCGAGCTGCTCCGTCAGAACCCGGCACCGGACCGGACTTCGAGGATGCACGCCGAGCATTGGCTCGGGCAACTGTCGGAGGTGACGCCGTTGACCGACGCCACGGTGTGCGATTTGAATACGGCGAGCATCGGGCGAGGCTGCCCCGACTGGGTCTAGAGGTAGACGATGACGGTGTCGGAACCCTCTTCGGGCCAGACAGGCGTCGACAAGTCGAGGAACACCGGATGCCACGTGAGGTCCCACGAACCCAACTCGGCGGTGGGCAGCCAGCCGGACAGGTCGAGCGTCACGATACGCGCCTCGGGATCATCGATTTCCCCGGGCAGCACGACCGCCGCTCCGGTGGTGCAGTGCTTGCAGAGGCCGGTGACAGCGGACGCGGTGGCGAGCGTCAGGAGGCCGTGGAGTTGCCCGGTGAGCGAGTCGACCCCGGTGCGATGCCGCCGCCACGTCGTCATACCGTGGACGTCCTACGAACCCCGTCGACCCGGGACGTCAACCGTGCCATGTCGAGTCGGGTGGTCAACCGCACCCCATCGATCCTAGTCGTGTAGCGCGGCCCGCCCGTGTAGATCGGCGCCGACGACGGAACGGTCGGCGTGACGACGTCGGTGATCCCGACCGGATCGACGAAGGCCCGCACGGCATCGTGGACGATTTCGATGGAGTCGACGAGACCGACGACATCAACGATGTTGGCTGCGCCGGCCCCGGCGATCTCGACCGAGTCGGTGATCCCGACCGGATCGACGGCGGAGACCGCCGACCCGACAGCGATCTCGACCGAGTCGGTGATCCCGACCGGATCGACGGCGGAGACCGCTTGGCTGAGGGACACATCGACAGAGTCAGTGATCCCGAGAGCGTCGGCGACAGAGCGAGCGACCGACAGAGCGACGTCAACCGAGTCGGCGATGCCGATGACGTCGACGTGTGAGCGGACGATGACGGAGGCGGCGTCAACGGCGTCGGTGATCCCGATGTTGTCGGCTGGGTTGATCGCCCCTTCGCCGGAGGACTCGACCGTGACGGAATCGGTGATCCCCACCACGTCCGTTTGCGGGCGGACGATCGCACTGGCGGCATCGACTGTGTCGGTGATCCCGATCTCGTCGGTCTCTGCGACCACCTTGCTGATTACGACCGCAGCGGAGTCGGTGATCCCCACCCCGTCGACCGCGGCCAGGGCGTTGCCGACGGTGAGCGTTGCCGTGTCGGTGACACCGATGTTGTCGACGGCCGCTACGGCGTTACCGACCGCCACCGTCGTTGCGTCGGTGATCCCGACTGGGTCGACGACGTCGAAGGCATTACCGACGGCGAGCGTTGCCGTGTCCGTGATCCCGACGACATCGACCGGGGATTGGGTGAGGCTGAGTTGTAGCGTCGCCGTGTCCGTGATCCCGACATCGTCAGCGTCGGCATCGATCGTGACGGCAAGCGCCACGTCAACGTCTTCGGTGATCCCGACTGGATCGACTGCCGCGATGGCGTTCGCCACGACGAGCGCCACCGAGTCGGTGATGCCGACGTTGTCGGTGACCGCTTCGAGGAGCCCAAGCTCCGTTGTGATCGAATCGGTGATCCCGACGGTGTCGGTGACGGCGACGACGTTGTCGACGACGAGCGTCGCGGCATCGGTGATGCCGATGTTGTCGACTGGGGTGAGGTCGGTGTCGCCGCCAGGAACGAACGTGGTCGCCGAGTCGGTGATCCCGACCGCTTCGGCGCGTTGTAGTTCGTAGTCCTCGGCGACACCCGAGTCGCCGATCCCGATGAGATCGACAGGGTTGACGCCCCGGCCGATGACGAGAGCCACCGAGTCCGTGATCCCGACCTCATCGGTCTCGGAGACGGTGTGGGCGATAGCGGACGACGGATGGACAGCGAGCGTGAACGCCCGCCAAGCGAACGATACGTCGGTGCTGAACGCCCCGGCGTCCTCTGACGCTGCGTTGAGTTGTCGAGACGCTGCCGCAATCAAGCCACCGAGGTTTGTGCCTGCGGTACCGCAAGTCTTCTGGAGCGGCGGGCTCGGCGTGTAGTTGGCTGGCGAACCGGCGTTGGCCCATGTGTCATCGTCGGCTTCCTCGCCAGCCGATCCGAAGAAGGTGATCCATAGGTAGTCCTTGGCACCACCGGTCGGGGTGCAAGTCGTGGCGTTGGGAGCAGTCGAGGTGCCGGTCGCCAACGTCGACAGTTGCGGAGCCTGGGTTGCCGGGTCCTCAGCACCCGAAATCTGATATGTAATCGTGGCGTCACGGACAGCCACCGTTGACGTGAACGTGACCGTCGCGCCTTCCGCCCCATTGGACACGCGATACCACACGGCCATGCCGCTCGGGACGGCCTCATCGAGAAGTTCGGTCCATCCGGCGAGCGTGTTGAACGATGCAGTCGACGCTGGGGTGCCCTTGTCCAACAGGACGAGAATCAGGTTCCCCGAGACGAGACTCGCGGGCAAGCTGACGACGTGGGACGTATTCGCGGTGGCTGTCGCCGACTCGTTGGTCGTAACGACGACGGGGAAGGCCACGTCAGATCACCCTCGTGATGGCGAGACGCACACGCGGCGGCGGCACCACCACATCGGCCGCATCAGTGATCCCGACGTTGTCGACCGGATTGACTTCCTCCGCATCGCCCGCGCCAGCGGCGACCTCGATGGCAACACCTGCAAACGAGAACACCGCCACCGACGCGCCGGCCCTGATGTCATTCCACAGCACCGAGGCAGAGGTTGACCCGGTGCGTTGCTGGAACTGTGCGCCACCAAAGAACGACGCTGACGAGTCGACCTGGGCGTCCTCAGTCCAGCCGGTCCCACCGTCGATGTCGTTGAGTCCGGCGTCCGTGTCCACCACACAACCGGCCAGGACGACACTCGACGCCGCCGGAGCCCCGGACAACGTGATCGTCTTAGCCCCGTCAGTCGTGTTATCGGCGAGACCGATGACGGCATCGATCGGGTCACCAGTGTCGAATCCGGTCACCTCGTACACGGCATAGAACATGCCGTAGGTCGACGATGCCCCCGTGCCGATCGTGATCGTCGTAGACCCGCCCACTGCGACCGCTGTGAATGACTCGCCGGACGCCTTATCGGAGACACCTTGGTAGGCGGATGCTTGCGTGGCGAACGTGTGTGACGGCGCGGCACAGGTCAACGCACCCGCCGCGGAGCTACCCATGATCGCCATCAACTGGACGACAATCAAACTGCCCGCCGTGAAAGAGATTGCACCCAACGCCTCCGACGCAGCGACAGGCGACGTCGCCAGGTCTGCCGAGCCGGACGCCTTGAGTGTCGCTACGACGGCCATGTCATGCAGCCTCTACCACAAGCACCCAGTCGCCGTCACCGGCAGCGTTCGTCCCGAGCGACCCGAACGATTGCGAACCGGTCGTAGCGAACACCCCGAGAGACGTCGCGGCCAGGTTGACGGGGTCGACCTTGAACACTTCACAGTTGGTCGGGGCAAGCATGCCGACGTTGAGACCGACAGTGGCCGCTCCACCACTGGGCCGGTAGACGACAGCGAGCGTCCCGCTGGTGGCAGCGGTGTCAACTCGGGCACCGATCAACAGGCCACCCGACCCACGCCCCGTGGTGACGAACGTAGACCCCAACGGCAGCATCGTGGACCAGCGGGTGCCGAGACCGATGATGAATTGGGCGAACATCTCCAGCTTCAATGAGCCGGGCGAATCCAGATTCGATTCCCACGTCCCGGTCCACGCGATCCCCCACGAGGCGTCCTCGAAATGCCAGATCGGGTTGTTCCCGAACAGGACGTAGCAAGCACCACCGACGAACGGCCCCCACATCTGCGACCGCAGATACGGCTCGTCACCGTATTGATCCTCATGATCAAAGTCGGCTTCGTAGTGCCCCTCGAAGAACCCGACCGGAATCGCCGACGCCGCGTACGCCGTCTCGGTGTCGGCAGCCGGAGTGTTGCCGTAGTCGTAGATGGTGTCGAGGTCGAACGTGATCCCCGGATAGAACGTCGAACCGAGCGAGCCGCTGAGACCACCCGGAGCAACCAGGAAACCACTGTTGGCTCGTAGCGCCGTAGCGACGTTCGCTTGGCGATCCTCCAAGGTGGCGTCGGGGTCGAAGTCGTGCCCGATCAGCCAGATCAGGTTGGGGCGATCGGCGTACCGTTGGGCGAGCGACGTCGCATAGGTGGACACCTGCCCGTTGGTCGCCGCCGCCAGCTCGGTCCGCCAACCGTCGCCGAGGTTGAACCCGAGGTACGTCATACACACGATGACCGTGAACCCCAGGCGTTCCATCTCATCGAAGATGAAGTCGATGTGTTCCCAGTACGGCTCGTTCAACGACGACTGGTACGCGGTCCCAGTGAACGGCAGGTCACCGTTGACGTTGCGTTCGGGCGGGGTCTGGTTGGAGAACCCGCCCTCGGGAGCGTTGAACAGACTGAGGTTGAAACCCTTCGCCGCCCGATCCTCCAGGTAGGTCGTTACCTCGGCGGCGGTGAGTTGCACCCCGAGCGACCACGCCGTGTCAGCGACACCAAACCAGGGTTGTCCGTTCTGATCGACAAGGTAGGTGCCGTCACCCGAAACCGCCGTGGCGAACGGCAACCCAGTCTCGATGAACCTCAGATGGTGATCTGTGCGGACGGTCACGGCCACAACCGTGACCCCCTATGCGCCTAGAAGATCATGACTCCACGTGATCGCCAGAGTGTCGCTCGCACCCTTGTCGACGGCGCTGAACACGACACGGGAGATTGTGTCGGCCGCCGCACCTGCGCCCGTGCCGATCGGGGTGAGATTCGTGATCACAGCCTCCGTGATCGCCGAGTTTGTCGCCGTGCCAGCCGCCCACGTCGTCTTCCACTGGATGCGTCGAGACGAACCGTTCAACGCCGAGGTGGGGAACCCGCCGTCGATCGCCACGTTCGAGCCAGAGATGTGCGCAACGATCGCCGCGCCGGCACCGGTCTTGGCCGCCGCGGTCGTGCTGGTGCCGAGCCGCATCCCGGTCACCTGGTCAGGCGGCGAAGCGATGCCGGCGGCCCGTTCGCCGTAGTACTCGTCGCCGACCTGGGTGACCAGGTTCCGGATAAGTTCCAGGCTGATGATTTCGAGACCGGCAGCCTTACGGCGGGGACGGAGCAACGCCACTTCGACGAGGCCGGCGATCCCGACCGAGTCGTCGTGGCCACGGGCACGGTCGAGCGTCAAAACGACCTCGTCGCGGATACCACTGGGATCAACGTTCACTGGGGCCTCCTACTTGATGCCGACGTTGGCGAGCTTGCCGGGTTCGGTGACGAGCGTCCCGGTCGAGTCGGTGCGGGTGACGAACGACGACGTGAGTCCGACCGTCGACCAGCCGAGATAGGCGACCATGGCGAACGCCCACGTGATCGCCGCCGAAATGAACGCTGACCACGAGATGACCGCGCCGCCACCATCAACGAGATGCACGTTCACGAGCCCGGCGACACCGGACAGGACGATGGTGACCAGTTGTTTCACCCAGCTCGCCCAGAGCAGTTTGGTGAGGAGACCGGTGACCAGCGGGATGACGACACCGAGAATGACCGAGACGACATACGGCGGGAGGGCGAACGCCCCGTCGACTTGTACGGCGTCCGGGCCGACCGGGGTCGGTTCCTCCAGGCCGGAAGCGAGCACCGCAGCGGGCAACATCACCGCCCCGACGAACACGAGAGCAGCAGTGAGGATGCGACCGAGACGGCTCATGTGTGGGCATCGTAGACGGCGCGCCACCGTGAAGTGTGGACCTGTCAGGGTGCCCGCTCGATCAGGATGAACGCGAGCGAGGACAGCCCGACGAGTACGGCGACGGCCCAACCGATGATCTGGCGGGACTTGTCGAGTCCGGCCGCGGTGCCAGTGGTGAGGTCGAGCCGCGAGTTGACCGTGTCGAGCCGCGAGTTGACGACGGCGATGGCATCGGTGCGGGCGGCGACCCCGGCGTCGACCTTGGCGTTCATCGCTTGGAGCCCGGCGTCGACCTTGGCCTCCAACGCCTGGAACCCTGTCTCGACCCGGCCTTCCATCGACTTGAAGCGGGCCTCGATCTCGTCACGGGGCATCGTCTTAGCGATGATGTCAGCTTGCTGACCACGGAACTCGTTGACGCTGTCGAGACGAGCCTGGATCGTCTCATTCTTCTCGCTGAGCGCTGTGTTCTGGGCGTCGAACCGCTGATCCAGGCGCAGGTCGAGGTCGATGAACCGCTGCTCGAAGTGGGCACGCAGCGTGTCAACAGTCCAGCCGGACGGATCTTTCTCCGTCTCACCGCCACCGATCGCCACCTTCGCTCCTCCCACGAGCCTAATGCTAGTAGTGATAAGGATCGTAGACGGGCGTACCTCCAGCGTGTCGCCGCGTACCGGTCAGTTGACCTGAACACCCAGCCGAGCAATGCCGGCATCGGACACGTTGGTGACATCATCGGCACTGTTGACCGACTTCTTCGACGCCAAATCTATGAGCTGATCGGCCGCATTCCCCGACAGTCCACGCCGGAACGTCCCCATCGAAATCTGCTGGTTGATGTCATTCGTGTCGGCGAGCTGCCGGCGGGCGAGTCCGTTACCGATGAAGAACTTGCCGTCCTTGGTCTTGGCGATGAACATGCCTTCTCCTTCCGACCCGGCCAACGCGAGGACCGGATTCGGGTCGATGGGTCCGAGCCACGCCTGTTGAATTTGGATGGCCCTCGGGATGATGAGGTTGCGGACCTGGACCTTTTTGCGGTCACCGGGGCAGGATTTGCCGGGGTGAATCGTGGTGAACGGGTAAGTATCCGGGTCGGTGTGGGATGCAACCCCGGTATCCCACCACTCGGTCACCATCACGAGAGGGAAGCCATGCACAAGCGATTCGTAGGCGACGATCGCCGCGATCGTTTCGATCTGGCCCTCATCGAAGAACGAGCCCGTCGGATACGGGTCGGCGATGGAGCCACGATCGGCGGTCTCGATGGCGAGAGACCACCACTGGACGTCGCCACGTTCACGGATCTCGGCCTGTTGAGCGTCGGTCAACGAATCCCACCGGTCGGACCCGGGCCGGACCGTCTTGTTGGCAATCCCCTTCTGCGACGAGTCCAACATCTTCCGGGCGCGAGTCACCCCGTCATGGGTGCGGTCGACCTGATAGTGCGGGAGGGTGTTCACACCCGGGTTGCCGTGCGTGTGGTTCCACGCCGACTCGATCGACCCCTCCCGCTGCGCCGCATTCGTGTGGATGAAGATGGAGCGGGCGATCCCGTCATCGGCCAGCGTGGAAGGCTCGCCGGGGAGGTCGGGCCGGGAGTCGGCGAAGGTGACGAACTTGACTTCGACACCGTCAGGGGCATGCGCCGAGTCGATGACGGCCGGGCGTGGGGGGAAGGCCACGAGATGGACCCTAGTCGGGGATGAAGATGTAGTGGAGGACGCAGCGAGTCGCCGCCGCGATCGAGGCCGTGCCCGTGCCGGATGCGCGGGTGATGGTGGCAGTGATCACAGCGTCGGAGGCACCGTCGATGGCGGCGCTCCCACTCATCGACCACGGCCATGACGTCGTCGCGTCTGGAGCCTGGTTATCGACGTTGGAAATCGAGTCGCCGTCGATCAAGAGCACCAGCGAGAAGCGGTCCGTGCCAACGGTCTTAGTGTGCTGCCCATTTGACCAGGCATGGAGACGGCCGGGGATTCCCGGCGCTGGCAACGTGATCGTGTCAAACGTGAGCGACGTCGTGCCGGACGTCGGCCCAGCGTTGGTCGCCCCGGTCTTGCCACCCGAGACCGGCCCGTTGGCAGCAGCCCCGATGACGCCGATGATGACGGCGCCGGCCGGAGGATGGAACAGGACCATGACTCGTTGCCCGGCAGGGACCGGGCCGATCAGTGACGGCACCTCGACCGGGACCGTGTCGCCGTCGACGAGCACCATCGGCCCGACAACATCGGCGACGGTGCCCGGACGCAACTCCGGCGTCCGGACCTTCTCCAACGCCCGCGACAACGTCTCGGAGATGAGGGTGCGGAGCATGTGATCGTCGAAACGGGGATCGCTCACGTCAGAACCCTCCGCAGAGTGTGGGCCATCGGGCCGGACGGAGACAGCGGGAGCGACCACGACTCCTCCACCCAGCGCAGATCGAACACTTCCATGACGGTGTAGCCGTCGTGGCGGGGATCGGGAGGACCAGCGAACGAGACATGCTCCACGAACGTTTCAGCCTTGCGGTGGGAACCGGTCGACAAGGCGAGCGTCCGGGCAGCCTCATCGATTTGCGATTGAGACCCGATGCCTTGGACGTTGAACACCTCGACGATGCGGAACCCGCGGGCATGGAAGGAATGTGGAGCGCCAGCCGGGACGTCGTACACACCGACGAACGCCTGAGCAGCCGAATCCGACGAGATGGCGATGGTCCGGTTGACGGCGTGGAGCAGGTCACTGGTGGTGACAGTCGTCGCTGCGTACACGGAGTGCTCATGAACGACCTCAGGTTCCACCGCGTCGGGGTCGACGATGCGTTGGACCCGGCACACGCCGTCATGGTCGAACCAGGGAGGATGCCACCCGACGTTGGTGGCGAGGTCGGTGATGATTTGGGTGCGGGACGTCCCGCCCGGCCAGGCCATCGGCGCGCCGACCGTCGCCGTTGCAGACTCGACGACAGAGGCGAGCCCCAACTCGTCGAGGATGTCGACGACCACCCCACGGACATCGGCGTCGGATTGAACACCGACCGTCCGGTCCATCGCCTGGTCGAGAATCAGTCCCTTGTCGACGAGGGTGCCGGACAGCGTTTCGCCGTAGCTGTAGCGAGGGTTCGAGGCGTCGGCGAACAGGAACACGCCGAGTGGATGTTCGGAGGCGTCCTCTAGGACCATGATCGGCCGCAACCGATCGGACAGAGGATTGACAGAGGCCCGATCGACCGGCGTGAGGTTGAGGTTCGCCATATCGCGGACAATCGTGCGGGACGTGTCGTGCGTGATGACGGGAGTCAGATCGTCACGAGCAGGGTTCACCTCACCGATGAGCCGCTCGGCGTTGTCGAGCACCTCGAACCGGTACGCCGACGCCCGTTGGGAAACGCCACGCAGATCGAGAAGATCATGAGTTTGAGGCATCAGGCACGCTGCTTCTGCCGGTAGCGCTTCCAGGCAGCCCGGGAGCACTCACGGCAGTGCCGAAGCCCTTTCGGGTCGACGTAAGTGTTGGCCCCGTCGTACGGATGCCCCTGAGGACAGCGCGTCTTGGCAGCATTCTGAGCGGCAAGAGTCAACGGTGACGCCAACAGATTCGCCCGATGGCTCGACGGCACCAAATGAGCCGGGTTACAACACCGCCGATGCAGACAACCCTCCCCGCCAGCGCAGCCCGAACCGTTGTGACACGAGTGATCGAGAAGCGGGGGAGCCTCACCGTGCGTCAACATCCACGCCACCCGATGGGCCTGCATCGTTCGGCCCATCCAAACGACCTGCCCATACCCCCTGGACACTGCCTTGCCGGTGAACGGCCAACATTCATCCGCACCCTTGATTTCGACCCTGTCCCAGAACCGCACATCATTAATGTAGCAACCCTTTAAGTTTTGATGATCGCCCGGAGCCGCACGTGGGCCGGTTGATGGTTGACGGCCGTACCCGATCCGGCAGACCCAGTGTTGGCGGCCGACGACCCACCCGAGTTGGCGGCCGACGACCCACCCGAGACGAACCCCGACGACGCCGGGATGTCGATGGCGTGGGCGTGGGTGCCGTCGTTGTCGGTGTTGAGGACGGTGATCGAGCCGAGCGGAGCGGTCCAGGCGACAAGATCGGAGTAGGCCGCGCCAGCGCCGGGGTTGGTCGCCGAGAAGAACCGGACAGCGTGTTCGTGACCGCCAGCGGTCGCCGTGGAGAACGACGGATGGTTGTGGTCGATGTCGTGGGTATGGGCGATCGTGTGCGTATGAGCGATCGTGTGGTCATGGGAGGCGAGGTTGGCCTCGGTCAGGTTGTGCGTGTTGGAGCCGCCGAGCGCGCCGAGAGTGCCGCCGTCGGTGATGACCCGGTCGACGAGCGACGGCAAGTTGAGGGTGGTGCCGGACTTCCACGACGCGGGCGACGCAGCGAACAGGGCAGGAAAGTTGACGTCGGCGTTCGGGTTGGAGGTCCCCATGAACAGCCAGCCCGACGGGGCAACCGTGTAGCAGCCCCAGACCACCGTCGATGTCGGGACGCCACGCAGATTCAGTTGAGCGGTCAGCGCACTGATTTGAGCTTGGAGGTCGACGTCCTCCAAGGCGAGCGCATCGACCTGCCCTTGGAGGTCGTTGGCGGCGCCAGCCACAGCGTTGTGATGATCAGGATGATCATCAGTCGTCGGGGTGGCGTTGGTCTTGGAAGTGTCGAGAGGGAACCCGGCAAAGGGCATTAGCAATCTCCTTGGCAGGGTGAGAATACAGCGAGACGGTCAGCCGGGCCGGAAGCGGCCGGCACGAGCCGGGGACACGGGGCAACGGTCGCCTCGGAAGAGGAGAACACGAGGTAGAGCCCGGACCCTTCCGGATCCTCGACCAATTCGACATCTGTGAAGTAGTAGAGGCCGGAACCGGGAGGGTCCTCGACGGCGACGCCAGGAGCGATATACAGGCCCGAGCCGGGAGGGTCTTCGATGAGGGCCATCAGGTCACCAGACAGACCCAACCACCGACCACCGCCACGATGCCTAGCAACGTGTAGGTGACGGCACGGGCGATCATGCGAACCGCACAGCGACCGACGGAATGTTCGACGCCACACTCGACGTCGCCGCCGGAGACGGCAAAGAGGTGCCGACCACCGAACCACGGTTACGGCCAGCCCGCAAGTTGGTGCCGGCGACGGCGTTGGCTAGTGACGAGTTGACCCCGGCCCACGACCCCGAAATGACCCGCATCGTCGGTGTGCCACCCTGCACGAGCGCAGCGAAATGGTAGACCTCGCCACCGACCAACGCTTGACTGATCGTCAACTCCTGTGCCGTGGCTGAGCCGCCGTCGATCGTACCGGCGTCAAGCAGCAAAGTCGAGGCGGAGCCGGCGCCGTCGTCGTTGTAGATCCCTAGCGAGATGGTCGATGCGGCCGCCAATGTCGTCACCTCGGCACCGATCCGGTTCACCGTACAATCGATCGGCACATACACGCCGAACGTGTACAAGGTGCCGGCAGTCGTCACCGCTGTCGTCCGCGTCAACGGCATTCCCCAATACTCGTTGGTTTTGCCGAACAGCGATGGCGCGATGCCGGACAGGTCCGCCGACGCCGGGGCTGCCGCCGGCAACTCCAACGACTCGATGCCGAGGGCGTGCCCGGCATCATCCATCGTGACGAACCCGGTAAGGCGCAGCGACCCGTTACCTGTCACCGTGAACAGGGTCGACACGTCGTAAGGGGCGTCCGCCGAGACGATGGCTAGGCCCTCGATGAACAGTCGGGACGATCCGCCGCCACCCGGCTGGACGGCGATCTTGGGGACGACCCCGGAAGGCGGGTTGACACACTTGACCTCGCTCATCGAGAACGTGCCGCCCAGATCGAACCGAACCCAGTAGGTGTCGGTGTGTAAGTCGTTCGCCGAATAGAGGACGTCACGCATCGTGATCATCGGCGGCGCCGACGACCCGGTGTTCGTGATCAGGAGACGTTGATATGACTCGACACGCATCCCGTTGAACGTGTTGTGTCCGGTCAAACCGACTTTGATGGCGGCTTCGCCGCCGGCGAACCCGGCACCGAACACGGCGGCCTGAGACGCCGAGTTGACGAGGCCGTAACGGATGCTTTGGATGCGCAGGTGATAGACGTTGTGAGTCAGGTTGTTGCCGCCAGTCCCGTTGCCCAACACGAGACCTTCTTGGTAGCGGGCCGCCTCCCCGTCCTCCCACGCCCCATTCAAAATGATGTGGTCGAACACGTCGTCGGACACGTCGGCACCGCCGACACCGGGTTTGCCGACCCGAAACGCGGTGACGAAATCGAGGTTGCGGACCGTGATGTTGCGGTAGCTGTTGGCCGTGTTCGACCGGGACGACCCGGCCGAATCCCAATAGGTGTAGAAGGCGTTGTCGACCTGCACCCCGGCCGAACCGGTGATCGTGAACCCTTCGAAGAGCGAGTAGGCCGCCCCGTTGATGTCGAACACGGCGGCCATGTTGCTGTCTGCCCGCAACTCACACATGCCCTGCCCGATGATCTGTACCCCGATCACGGACCGCACCGTGATCGGGGCGGCCAACAGGTAGATGCCAGCAGGTAGGACGACTCGACGGTTCGCCGTCCGCACGGTCGTCACCGGATCACCCGGGCCGCAGGCTTCGTCGATCGCCGCCTGTAACGCCGCCGAGTTGACGGTGCCTGACGCGGCGGTGGAGAACCCGTAGGTGCGGGGGTCGATGTCGGTGTTGGCTGCTTTCCGTCCGGCCGGGGTCACCGCCAACACTGTCGATGTCCCGGCGATCGTCTCAGGGGTCGTCGCAAAGTTGAACTCGGGGTCCAACGCATCGATCTGCGCCTGCAAATCGGCGAGTTCGGCAATGACCGATGACGAACTCGAGGAACGGACATTCAACATTTAGGCGGTGACTTTCGGGTCGACAGCGATGAAGCCTTGGTCGGCGGCGATCACACCGCCGGTCCCAGCGATCCACCACGACCAAATGCCGCCGACATCGAACGTCGGCAACACGATGGTGAGTACACCTGCTCCGCCGTCCGTCGGCACCACCGCAGTCGGGATCGCTGTGCCGGGTTTGCGGTACTCACCGACGAACGACGACGGCGACGTCGGGACGCCAACATCGTTACGGAATGTCGTAACGATTTTGATGCGGTCACCGACCTCGTAATCAGCCATGACACACTCCTTAGGGGGTGACTGTGGACGTGGCGCCGGCACCAACCAGCACAGAGTCGGCTGAATCTGTGAGCTCGAGAGCGGTGTCGGGGTCGACGGCGACAATGACAGACGTAGCGTCGGCCAGTTGTAGGACGGTGGTGGTGTCAGCGGCGACAATGACAGAGGTGGCGGTACCGAGAACGAATTGTGGCAACGTGTCAACGTCGCCGGCCTCGGCGATCGCCTCCGCGACCTGAGCAGCGGCGCCGACAGCAGCGGCCACGTCGTGGGCGATACCAACCGCCTCAGCCGCTCCGGCAAAGACGAGTTTGGCAAAGACGGCAGTCGGGTTGAACGCCGCCCCCGTCGCCTCAGCCGTCACCGACGTTGGGGCGACACTTGCGGCCGACGGGTTCGCTGCCGCCGTGGCCTCCGCAGTCACCGAACTCGGAGCGACGCTGATGGCAGGCTGGTTCGCTACCCCGGTGGCCTCTGCGCATTGTGCGTTAGCGAACGTCTGCGTCGCCGTGGAGACTGTGGCGTCAAACGCCGCCGCTGTCGCTTCCGCCGTCGCCGCAACTGGAGCGACACTCGTTGCCGGGTTTTCGGCGGTCGCCGTGCCCCCGGCGACCGCCGAAACAGGAGCCACACTGGCGGAGGCTGGGAACGCCGCAGCGGTGGCTTCCGCCGTTTCGGCGGGGGCGTTCGTCGGTGAGGTCGTCGAAACGGTGGCGTCAAACGCCGCTCCGGTCGCCTCGGCAACCGCCGAAACCGGAGCGACACCAGGAGCCGGCTGCTCCGCCGTCCCGGTAGCCGCCGCAGTGGCCGAGCTCGGGGCGATGTTGGCGGAGGCTGGGAACGCCGCAGCCGTGGCTTCAGCTGCTTCGGCCGCGGCGTTCGTAACAATGGCAACCGAAACAGTCGCATCAAACGCCGCCGCCGACGCTTCGGCCGTGGCCGCGGCCGGGGCGACGCCGGGAGCCGGTGTCTCGGCGATAGCGGTTACCGCAGCATTCCCAGCGACCGGAGCAACGCTCGTTGCTGGCTGCTCCGCCACACCGGTCACCGCAGCGGGAGCGGCGGCGGCGCCGACATTGACCGTCGAACTGTTCGCTACCCCAGTGGCTTCCGCGGGTAGAGCATTCGGCGCGACACTCGCCGCCGCACCGTCCGCTACCGCGGACGCTTCCGCCGTCTCAGCTGGAGCGTTGGTGTCAGCAGTAGCTACTGCCGGTGGTCTCGGGGCGAGACGGACGTTCGCCGCACGCCCGGCAATCATGGCCTACGCGGGCTCTTCAAAGACGACCCAAGGGATGCAGTTGATATCCACAGAGAACGTCGTACGGATACGCAACGACCTTGACGGCGGGACCCTCGGGCCGCCCTCAGGGAACCACACCGCATATGCCGATTGGGGATGCACGAGTTGTGAGTCGAGGATGCGGGTGGTGGCTCCGACCGTGCCTTCTGTGGTGAACCCGTAACCGGTCGCACCCGTACCACCCACACAGAGTGAGGCGGTGAGTAGGTCTGAACCCCATTCTTCGGGGGTGATCGAAGTCCCGGAAGTCGCGGCGACATCAACGTCGGAGAGAGTGACGATCCCAGCCGGGTTCGTCGCGACGATCCCGGCGAACGAACAACCCCAACCATGAACCCTGATATCCGTCGTCGACGGCGTGAGAACCTGTAACACGGTTTTGACCGCAGCCGAAGTAGCGACCACCACAGGAGTGTTCGACGTTCTCGGCACGGCGAGGTATCGGTTAGACAATTCAGTGGCCTTTCATCGAGCGAACGTCGCTGCCAGTCGAGGACGGGCAAGCGATATCACAGGGCGGCGACGAGGCGGATTATCGACAGCGGCACCTACACCGCGTAGCCGGACGAACGCGACCGGGCCGCATTGCGACACGGCGGTAGTCATGGCGAACGCCGGAGCGACCGTCGCCGACCCCGACGACACCGTCGCGTCGAACGTGACAAGGTTGCCGTCGAACCCGACACCGGACGGAGTCGTCTCCGTCAACCGTGCATTCGTCGCCCCGAACGTGATACCGCCAGCGGTGATCGCCGGTGCCGTGATCGTCAACACATTGTCAGTGTCAATCGACACGGCGGCCAACAACAGGTCACCCGGCTCAAACGTGAGTGAAGTGGTCGAGGTGGCCGCCCTGTTCGCGGCGTGGCTGGCGTCGTCGCCGAACCCGACAGCGATATCCCACGTCTCGCTAGCGCCCTTCTCGTAGATGACGATCACACCGATCGCACCGTTCGGTGAACCGGCCTGATCAAACGTCACGACACCCGACTCGCCACCCGCCAATATCTTCGTGTCAATCCCGATACGACAGGTGTGGTTGTCAGCTGTCGACCCGGTCCCCCCCGCAAGATCCGCTTGGTCCACCCACCCGCCCTCGGCGGTCAGGGTGGCGGTGGATAGCCAGACGTTGCGGACACATATCGCCAGGCGGGCCGCCGTGGTCCCGGCCGGGTAGGACGGACCGACAGTTGTGGTGCCGGTGGCTTTCGTGCCGGAGATGATGTGGGTGACAGTCACCGATCAGAGGCTGTCCCTCATGACCCCGTTGGCATGCCACACGATAGTGAACGTCCCGTCAGTTACCGAGTTGGTGCCACCGAAGTAGTTGTAGCAGAACCCTTGGTCGGCGACAGGGGTGGTGATCGTGTCGTCATACACGAGGCAACCGAACACGAGCAGCAACGTGGCGCTCGAGCCGGACGCAGTGTTCGCGGCCCGCAACGACACGAAATCGGCGACAGTGACGTCAATGGTTCGGGACGCCAGGTTGACGCCACCGGTCGCCCATTCGGCACCGTCAAACACTTCGTTACCAGCGGACACCCACTGACCGGCAGCGAACGCCGAGTTAGCTGCCGTCACATCGTTGTCAGGGGTGATGTCGTTGTCAAACAAGGCGGCCTTGACGGAGGCATCAGTGACCCAGTCCATCGCCGTGGTGTTGTCAAAGATGTCGGCTTTCCACTGACGGAACTGCTTCGAGTTAGACCAGGCCATCAGCTCTCCTCTGCTTTCAACGCCGCCACAGCGGCCTTCACGGCACGCTCAGCGGCGACGATCATCTTCTGTGTCTCCCGAGCCTTCGCCACGTAGATCGCTGCGACCGCCGCAGCCTTGGCCTCCGCCCGCGCCTTACCCTCCACAAGCTCCTCGAGGACACGTTGGGTTTGGGCGACGTCGGCACGTAACCGGTTGACACGACGCGCCGCGTTCTCCACGGCGACGGTGGCGTCCAATGCGGCGGCTTTCGCCCCTGCTGACTCAGGCATCAATCACTCCTTGCTGTAGCACACGGCGCATAGACGGTGCAGTCCTGCCCGTCGTCACGGGTCGTCACGACAGACATCACCGGGCGGCCTTCGCCGTCGGTGGTGACGTTGTCGCCGTTGACGTAGTCGTCGCGGTCCCGGGCCTCGATTTTGCATTTCGTGCCGGCCGGGACCATCGGCACCGTCAACCCTCGCATCCCGGCACAGATATGCATCCGGCTATGTGGCAGCGGCTCAAAGGTGACGTCGGTCCGGTTGCAGTTCGGGCATTCCCACCGCTGCTCCGGGCGGATTACCGGAACCACCAGATGCCTTGCGAATCAATCCACGAGTAACCGGCCGAACAGTACGCTTTCGACGCACCCGACGCCGCACCCGTAGACGATTCGTTGTTCGTCCGGACCGGCCCGTACTTGGTTTGCACCGCACCAGCCCAGTTACGACACCACAACTTCACCTGAAACGCGATGTTGCCACCAGCCGAGTTCGCACAGCGGACAGACGCGGCGTTAGACCAGACAATCTCCGGGCAGTTCGTGACAGCCTGTACGTTGCCGAACGGGAGCAGAGCGAGAAGAGCGGTGAACGCGGCGAGACCTGCTAGCCGTCTCATGTCTGCCGGATCAGATGCTGGGCTCTTCCCTCGAGCACACCGCGGGCCGCCTCCTGGTCGAGGACCTTGAAGATGACGACGATCACAACGATGACGACGAGCAGGAGAATGAGCAGCTCGATAGCCCGTTGGACGCTCATGGCTGGTTCGGTGTCTGGTAGACGCCACTCAAAGTGACGAAGACAGCGACGGCAACGCCGACCCATTCAACGGCGGTCACCTCAACAGGGCCATCACCGAGCGGGTTCAACGCCACTTGAAGAGCGGTGAGCCCGGCCAGCAACGCGCCGACGACCGCCTTGAGATACGTGGACATGGGCAAGTGCTCCTTTGAGCGGGAGTTACGGGGTGGGATTGCTGTTAGCGAAGATGAACCCGAGGACCGCGACACCGGCGAACAGCAAGGTGGCGCCGAGTCCGATGATGGCGTAGACACCGGTCTTGGATTCTTCGCCACCGGTCTTCGCCGCGTTGATCGCGATGACGGCGGCTTGGATGTCGGAGACGATCTGTTTCAGGTCGTCGTACCGGGTGGTCTGCGCAGCGATCGCCGTGCCGAACGTGTCCCGCAAACCCTTCAACTGCTCCGCAAAGTTGTTCTCAGTCTTCGTGTTCGCGAGGGCAGCTGCCTCGGTTTGTTGCACCACCGACTTCTCAGCCGCAGCCAGAGCGGCGTCTACGGCTTTGGAGGTGTCGGCTTTCTGTTCGAGGCGTTGCCGTTCCGATGTCTGCTCCGAAACGAGTAGCCGTTCCTTGATCGAGTTGAACCGTTCATCGGTCACCGCCGCCAACCCGTCCATTTCCACAGCGAAGATGTCGGTGAGTTCTTTGCGGAGGGCGTCGACTGCACGGGAGGTGAGGACGGTCGGGTCAGGGATTGGACGCGACCCCGGCCCGTGTTGCGTTTCGGGTTCGGTTTCAGTAGCCATCTCACCCCCATCACTGCGGCGACGGCGTCTGGGCCGGGAAGGCGTGACCCGTTTTGCGATTTCATGGTTGCCCATCGCACCTCCCCAACCGGACAGAATCATCAGTCGTCCCTTTCGCGAAGACTGGTGATGCAGAGCAGTGAGCCGACGATGCCGGCCACGATCGTGTTCGGGGCTGTAGCGGTAGTCCCCCAGAAGATGACGAGTCCGAGACCTACACAGAACCCGATGGTGCGTCGCTCACCGTCCGACAGTTCCCGAAGGCGACGACGGGGGCTCACATAATAATGATGAACGCCGGTCGTCCGTTAACCGTACCGGCCCGTACCGGATTTCATACTTTCGGACGATTGACAATCAGCCGGTGTCTTTGCGTTGCAATAGTTCGTTCAGCTTCAACGCCGCCGCCTGGTCGTACTCGTCCGAGCCTGTGAGTTCGAACAAGAATGCCTTGAACAAGGCTTGTTGGAACCATTCCGACGCCGCCCCCGAGTTGAACTGGTCGACCGGTGGCGCCGACGTAACCGAGGCGAGAGTTTTGGAACTAACCAGCATGTCATCATCTCCAGAAGGCGGCGGGATTGGCGGGGGTTGGAGTGTTGACCCGGCAGCGGCAACGAGGCTGCGTAACGCAGCCACATCCCATGTGCCGGCACCGAGTGTCGGGTAGCCGTCAGCGGGCCCGAACGGATCAGACTTGCGGGTACCCGCCCAGCCTCGGTGGGTGGTGACGTCACGCATCGGATCGAGGCGAAGGCGGCGACACAACATGTTCATCAGGCGCAGGTAGGCGTCCATCTGTGGCCGCGGCCAACGTTCACCGACACCATTCGAGGCGGCTTCGATGGCGAACGCCATACGGTTACCCATCGAGGACGGGTCGAGCGGGATGACACCTTTCGATGTCGACCACGGGGCGATGCCTTTGCCGTTCGTGTTTGAGGCGCCGGCTGTCCCGATGGTGACGACACCGGCCCGATCCAAGTGGACGTTGCCGATCGGTTTCGTCGTCGCGTTCTGCCACATGTAGGCGCAGTCGTTCTGCCATGTCGCATTGCTGGCCGTGTGATGGGCGACGATGCCCCACACTTGGTCGAATCCACCAGACGACCGGGCCCGGGTCTCCCAGCCTGGATACTCACGGAACGCGATGCCCTCGGTGCGCAGCCAGTCGTCGAGATCGCGTAGCCAGATGGAACCCATCAGTCCTCGGGCTCGTCGTCCTCGGCTTCGTCGTCGTCCTCGAGGAACTCAGGTTCGTCAGACATCATCGACAACCTTCCTGTTGCTATTCCAAAGCGGCGCCGTCTATGATGGGGGTGTGCCACGACCACCCGAAGGCGAACGAATCTGCATCCGCCTCAAGCCTGAGACGATCGCCGTCATCGACAAGTGGGCCGCCGAAGAGGGCTTCAGTCGGGCCGGGATGATCCGCCAAATACTGGAAGACCTTGAAGAGGGCCGCCGATGACGATCTCTCGCCGTCAGTTACTCGCCGGTGCCGGCAGCGCCGCCACCTACCTAACCCTCAACCACCCCACACTCGGAGCCCTGGACGCACACGCCCTCGCCCCACAACCACCACCATCCAACACCTTCGAAGCACAAGACTGGGCGACCGCCACCATCGTCCTCGAAAACCGGACCGGTTACGCCGACGGCTTACTACCCATCCAACTCGCCGACGGCACACTGTTTGCCACTCTCACCGTCAACGACACCGGCGAAGGAACCGGCGACGGAACCCACACCGTCACCCTCCACTCCGTCGACGGCGGAGAAACCTGGGAACGAACCGGCGTCATCGAACCCCCCGAAGCCCCCGAAGCTGCGTGGGGCACCCCGTGGCTTCACCCTTCGGGCCGCATCTACGTCTTCTACACCTATAACGCAGCCAACCTGCGCTCCATCCCCAACAACGACGGCACCTACGGCAACCAGAGGGTCGACAGTGTTGGTGTCATCGCCTACCGGTCATCGCTGGACGGCGGCTACACATGGGGGGCACGCCGCCACATCCACATCCCTGTCACAGCGATCGATCTACGTAACCCGTTCAAAGGCACCCACTGCATCTTCTGGATGGGTCCCGGCGTCCCCATCCCCAACGGCCTCGACGCCTACATCGGCATCTCCAAAGTCGGTGCCGTACATGGCGGCGTCATGTCCAACGACACCGAAGGCTTCGTCGTCAAGTTCACCGAAACCGAACCCGGCCACATCACCGCCACATTCTCCACCGCCATCAAATGTGGACAACCGAACACCGAAGAACCCAGCCCAATCATCTTCGACGACGGAGTCATCAACTGCACCTACCGATCCGTCATCGGCCGCCTCGGCGAAGCCTGGTCCACCAACGGCGGCGTCACATGGACCGTCGACTGGGCCAAGGATCGCACCGGCGCAATCATCGCCCAACCAAGGGCCGGTGCTCAACAGGTCCGTCTCCCGGACGGCCGGTTCATCGTCTGGCATCACAACAACAGTTCCGACCCGGCGACCCTCGCATCACACTTCGGGCCACGAAATCCGGTCTTCTACAGGATCGGCGAACGGGTCGGGAACCGCATCGTGTGGGGAGCTCCCAAACTGTTGTTGTGGGACCAAGATCCGAAGACAAACATCTCTGGTCCAAGTTTCCTGTTCGACGGTGACGTGATGACTGTCGTCGCCACCGACAAGTTGACGGCCCGCCTACTCCGTTTCCCGCTCGCCGGCCTCTAAGTCGGGTAGACCAGTTCCACGTCGAAGAATCCGGTAAAGGTGACGGTAACCGAACCCGCCTGTAACGCCCTGATCGACAATGTGTCTGACGTCCCGTTCATCAGGATTAGCGGACTCACACCGAACACCCCTGAACTGACCGACGACGGCTCAATGTCGAAGCCATGAAGGTCCGTCGAGTTGCGGCGTACAACCACGTTGAAACGGGTGGCGGCGGTATCGGTGGAGGCGGACCCCCTGACTCCGACCCGGTACCAGCCGGTGATGTTCGGAGTGATAACGGTCGGTGTTCCACCTGCGAACCAGCCGCGAGGGTCGAGAACCTCTGTCTCCCACGAGACCGTGATAATCGAACCACTGACCAGCGAGTTACCAGTTGACGTTGACACCTGGCAGACAGCGTTGACAGGCCGAGTCACTGCGTTCAGATTGGTGGCGGTCACGATCTCGAGGGAGGCAAACGGCCAAGCCATAAGTGGGGCTCCTTAGAAGGCTAGACGGTTGGAGTCGAGGACACCGAACACGGCGTCATCCAACGTCAGGAAGGCACGGGTGTCTGCATTGGCAAACGACAACTCGGCAGTCCAAGAACCGTGAGCGATGTTGTGGTGGATGCCGTCGACAATCGACAACTTGACGATTCCAGAACCGACGTTCAACGGTGCCCGTTCCACACTGACCACATCGGTCAGATCCAACGACACCACCGTCTGTACTTCGGGCTGTGTCAACGCCGCCACGTTGACCGTCGCCGATTCGAACCGGACCTCCGGTGTGGAGAACCGGTCCAGGTGCAAATCGAGAATGTCTTGGGTCTCTACATCGTCGACAGTGAACAGCTGCCCCAAAGACAGGGTACGAATCATGAACTTGTCGATTGCCGCCAAGTCGACGGCCTCGAGCGGGACACCTGTCGTTTCTGATTCGCCGAGCACACGGGTATACAACAGGTCTGCCGCGGATCGTTGACTGGCATTGCGGTAAGGGACGCCTGCTGTCCGGTCGTCAGAGAACACGACGTCAGCAGAAGCGTTGAGGGTGGCGGTCCGGTTGCGGAACATCAATGTTCCGTCAGCGGCTATGTACAGGTAGCCGGCTTCGGAACGTGAACAGGCTTGGAGGTAGGCGAGGACGTTGCCACCCAACGTGGTCGCCCCGAACGTCGAGTTGCCGTCATCGATCAACCGGGAGAAATGTTCCACTTCGGGACGGTCCAACACTCGGATGATTCGTTCCCCGGACAGGTCACCGGAGAACGCCGGGGCAATCTCGGGGAGTTCCTGGTTGGCGAGGATGGCGAACCCGTCAACACAGGTAGCGGTGACACGGGACAGGTTGTCGCCCGGTTCATAGGTGACAGCCCAGTCCTCGACCCAGCCGGTGAACAGGTCGAGGCCTTGCCAGCGGATCGCGACCCGTTTGATCGGAACAATTTCGCCGTCGTATGGGGAACCGCTATAGGACGGGTCGAAGGTGCGGTCGTTGTCGTTGAGTACGACGGTGGCGACCCCTGGGTTGTATTCGTCGCGTTCGTGGTCCCGGCCCCGCTTGGTCGTGATCGCCGCGACGTGTTCCGTGACGTCGACGAACACGTCATCGGGGGCAAGCAGGTAGGTGACGTTGTTGAGTTCGCCGCGGTCGGGGTGGTCGAGTACGAAGAAGTTGCCGCCGACGGCGTCAACCCCGAACCCGATTTCGACGGTGACACCGGCGAGGTTGGTGGCGACAGTCATCTTGTGCTAATGGGGACTGGTCCGCTGCGTCGCTCCCACTGCCGCAACGCCCGGACGACGGCGTCTGGTACGACTTCGCCGGGCCCATTGTGGTTGATCGTCAGGTTGTAGACGGCACCACCACCGGACATGCCGCCGCCGCCCCTACCGATACTGGCGGCAGCCCCACCCATCGCCGACAGAGCCGACATGATCGGCCCCGACACCCGCGGATCACCCAACACCGCCGCCATCCGGGCCGGATTACCCAACGGCAAAACCGCTTCATTCCCGTGGATCTGAGCAATCTGATCCTGGGCAATGTAGCCACCCTCAGCGAACGTTTTGACCTTAGCCAAAATCTGGGTAAACCGAGTTTTCGTTAGGGCGTTCAACTGCGAGTTTGCGTCATATGTATAAGCCACAGCCACCACAGGTGCTGTGCGCTTCGGGGTCAGCGAATTAAGGAGCCGTCTCGCCTCTTCGTACTGGCCATGATCAAGCAACAGGTCCAGCTGGGTGGCGATCTCCGGCGGAATATTGTCATACTGCGCTATGAGTGCTTCGATCTCTTGGCGTGCGGTCGTCATGCCGGCCTGCACGATCGCCGTCTCCACCTGCTCCGGCGTCAACCCCCACGTATACAACAGATAATCAAACTGCTCCCTGTTGAAACCCGCCGCGAGAGCGTTGTCACGCATGACACCCGTGTTGTAGAGGACATCGTCGGCAACCGTCTCGATTGCTTCGCCATCCTCCAGACGGGCAGCAGCCAAATCCAGAATGTTGTCGCGTTGCTCCTGGAACATCTGAACATTCGCGTTGCCCTCGACCGTGCTGATCGACAACGACCGGTTGACATGCCCCAACTCGTCATCCTGTGCAGCCAGGGCGTCATTGAATTTGAGTGCCCAGTCCCACAGTTCTGCCTCAGCATCAGCCACGCCGATCGCTCCACCGGTGAGCCGAGAAAGTTCATCCCCGAAGTTGGCGGCGGCCCGGGCAGCCATGTCGAACGCCTCCGCCGACAACGTCATCGTGTCAATCGTCGACCCAGCAACCCCCTCCAACTCGTCGAACGAACCGGCCAGATCATCGACCCCGCCGACAGCGTCGCCGGCTTCGTCACCGATCGTTTTGAACCCGGCACCCATCGCCCCGATGTCCGGCCCGAAGATGTCAGCGAGCCCCTTGCCGCTCGCCTTCAACTTGTCAACGACACCATCGACCGCGCCGGCAGCCAGGGTCGCCTTGTCTGCCAGGCCCTTGAACTTGTCGCCCGACATCTCGACCTGTGCAGCCAACAATTCGATCTTTGATGCGCCATCAACAAACGACTCAGCTAGTTGTTTGATGGAGTCCAACGTCGGGACAGTCTTGGTTCGCAACGACTCCTGTGCTGTCGTCAACTCCTCAACTGCCGCCGTGTACGACTCGGTGCCTAGCACGGCATCCTGAGTCGCCTGATCCGACTGGGCGAGGAGTTCGTTGAACCTTTGGTACACCTCGACGGCTTGGTCGGATGCCCGGGTGGCACCGATCTGGGTCTCAGCGAGCCGGATCAACTCATCGGCTTCCTCCGACGCCGCCGCGGCAGCGTTCAACGCCTGCGTCGCAACCTTATCCAAATCAGTTTTTTCGGCCTGGTCCTGGATTTCCTCCATCGCCAACGCCACCGGCAACAACTCCGCCGCGAATACCTTGGCTTCTTCGTAGGTCATGCCCATCTGCTCAGCGAAGAACCTGAGCGAGATAGACAAGTCTTCGGCACCGCCATCGGTGTCGTTGACGGCCTGCCCGACAATCGAGATTTCCTCTGCCGTCAGCCCGGCCTGAACGCCGAGATGGTAGAGCGCCGACTCGACATCGAGGTCACGGAAGCGGGCCAGCACCGTGAACGCTTCATCGGACTGGATGCCCAACGCCCCCAACGCCTGCGTCAGTTTGACGCCGTCCTCATCGGTCTGTGCGAGAGCTAACGCCAACGCCTCGTTAGCCGCCGCCAACCCGGCAATCGCCGGTTCCGCACCCTGCGACGCCAACGTCGTCCGCAACGTCTCCTGCCACTGCACCACCAGCGCTGCGCCGACCTCGCGGGAACGGGCCTCGAGTTCGCGTTGCTTTGACGTGAACGCCTCGTACGCCAACACACCGACAGTGGCGGCGATAGCGATACCGGCGAACGCGGTGCCTGCCAACCCGGCCGCACCAGCAGAGAGTTTCATGAGACCATTGATAGCCGCCAGGTTCTTGATGAGTGACCCGGTGATGAACATCATCGGCCCGGCCGCCGCCACCAGAGCCAAAAACCCGCCAACGGCAGCCTGCACCGGGGCCGGGAGAGCTTGGAAGCCCTCCACCCAGCTACTAACGAGATCAAGGACAGTGGAGACGATCGGCAGCAACGTGGCCCCGAGGTCGATGAACAGGTCGACGATTTTGTTGCGGACAATCTCGAATTGGGCGGCCGTAGTGGCATACCGTTTCGCCGCCTCACCGGTCAAGGCAAGGTTGTCCTCCCAAAACCCGACGGAACGGCCCAACGTCTCATTCAACGAGTCACCAGCACCAAGCAATGACAGAAACACCTGTTGCGCCAGTTGGCCCTTCAACCCGATACTGCCCAGGGCGTCAGATGCGTTCCCGCTTTCCGCCTCGATACGGGCGAGCCCTTGTACGAACGCGACAACTGCTCCTGCCGCATCATCCCGGAACGTGGTGGCAAACTGTTCCCCCGACATGCCGGCAATATCAGCGAACGCCTCAAGTTTGGCCCCGCCACTATCTACCGCAGTGTTCATCAACAGAAATGCCCGCTGAACCGCCGTTCCACCACGCTCCGCCGGGATACCGAGGTCAGCCATTGCTGCGGCAAACCCCAACACTTCGGCTTCAGAAAGACCGATCAGCGCACCGGCACCGGCGATACGTTGCGCCATATCCAAAATCTGGCCCTCAGTCGAAGCACCCGTGTTACCCAACCCCACTAACGCGGAGCCGAGATTGTCGACGTCATCCCCCGACGTCTGCATCACATTCATCAACTGGGCGATCGACGTCGCCGCCTGATCCGCCGTCAGATTCGTCGTCTCCCCCAAGTCAATCATCACTCGGGTGAACTGCAAAATATCCGGCGTCGCCACACCGAG